TCAAGGTTCGATGAATTTACTTTATGAGAATTTCAAGAAAATGTTGAATTTTAGGATAAAGATACCTATAATAAACTATAGGCATCCCGAAAAGCCTTATGAGGAGTAATAATGCTGAGACTTAAAAGAATATGGGCAAGTGAAAAAAGATTAGTTAAATCTACCAAGTTTATTTCTTTTTCTATTTTTCCAATGAGTTTGACCAACGTTATGATTATGACCATGAATTTTTTGCGTAGTCAATTCAAGATTTATAATTCTATTATCATTAAGAATACCATTGATATGATGAATTATTTCTTCAGGTTTAAGATATCTACCAAGTTTCTTTTCCATTACCAATCGATGTTCCATTACATAACCATGGCTGTCTCTAAATGGATGATCTTTAGAAAGGATTTGTACATACCCATTTCTTTTTCTTCGTCCTCCTTTCCATCTATAATGATTTTTACCATTAGGAACATTTTTAATAAACAATTTAATAGAGCATTTTCTAGAACAAACAAAATCTTTTTTATTTTTGATTTGACAAGGGAATCTTTCAATTCTTTTACCACAAATAGAACATTTTTTAATAACCATAGTCCTATTGTAGCAATAGGACAGCGAGGAGTCAAGTAATATGTTGAGGATAAAACAAATCTGGAAAGGCAATAAAAAATTAGTAGATTACATTAAAGAACATAATCCAAAAAAGATCGGATTATGTTTTGGGCACGGATTAGGCGATACAGTTATGTTCATGTCTCCTTTCGAATCTTTATGTCAAAAATATCCAGAAATTAAGTTTACTTTAATAATGCAGAAAGGTTTAGGCTTTGAAGAAATAGAGAAAGATATACTTAGTAATAATATTGATGTTGTGTTTACTAATGACTTGTCATACAACGAAGTGGTACTTGGATATGACATTATTGCAGATATTGATTTTCCAATGAGTGAGGGGCAGATAAAATTGACTAAGGGTGAATATTGTTGTGTTCATGAATTAGGTATTGATCCTGTGAATGGTCATAAAAAGATAACTTGCGGAAAAAATAGACTAATAGGAATACATTATTTTATAACTTGCTTACCTGATGCGTGCAATCCAGACGAAGAAACTGCTAAACGAATATGGGATGATGTTTTAGGTGCTGGTTTTATTCCGATAGAAATGCATTTCCAACATGTCTTTCACAATCCTGTAAATAAGAAGTTTGATTTTGTTGATAGCAATGTAAGAAAAGTAAAGCCTCAAGTAAGCACACTAGTAGGATTGATCGAACAGTGTGCTGGAGTTATTTGTGTAGTTAGCGGTAATCTTCATACAGCGATTTCTGTGCTTCCTCCGGAAAGGATATTCTTTTTAGAAAAACATTTTAAATTAGAATCATTCACAAAATTAGAAATTGCTAGGGCATCAATTATGCCTAATGAATATAAGAACGAAGTCAGAGATTGGCTTGTAAGTTTAGATAAATAAGAATAAAGTACCAAACTTTAATTTGGCAGAGATATATGAATAATGTATCTCTGCTTTTTTTTGGTCTTAAATAAGGAGGTTAAAATGGCTATAGAACAACCAGTTGCAAGTGATCCTTTAAATGTACCAAGTCATTCATTACAGCATAGAATAATAGCAGCTGACGCATCTGCTCCAGTTCAGAGTATAGCCGTTGATGCAAGTGGCGTTCTTGTTGGAGGCACACCTTTGTTTAGCACTATTAACCCCACTAACTTATTATCTAACGGAAACTTTGAAGCTTGGACAGCAGGAACAGCAGTTGCTCCTGATGGGTGGGCATTAGCAGGTGTTAGTGCAAGTGTAGCAAGAGAAGGAACAATAATTAAAGTAGGAACATATTCTGCTAAAGTTACGAGAGCAGGGGCAAATGCTTATATACATACAACCTTTCACGAAGCTAAAGGTGCTGATTATTATAAAAGTAGAACTGTTACTTTTGGTGTTTGGGTCTACGCCACCGTAGCTGATAGAGCTAAATTAGGTATAGGAGATGGTCTAACTAATAGTTGGTCATCTTTTCACACAGGGGGTTCTACTTGGGAATGGCTTACAGTTACAAAAACATTTGCTGCTGGAGCAACTGAAGGAAGAATGTTGTGTTTTATAGATACTGGCGATACTTCAGGATACTTCGACGGTGCTATGCTTGTAGAAGGTTCATCTGCTTTTGCGTTCTCTCCTAAACCAGCAGAAGAAGGAGTGTGGGCTGATTATTTTGCTACTTCAACTATTAATGGTTGGGCAGCAACCCCAACAGGAAACATTTATACTAAGAAGATAGGTAAGACGGTATTTGTTGCTTATACTATTACTGGAACAAGTAACTCTGCTGTAACTAACTTTACTGTACCATACGCAATAATTGGTTTTAACCAGATACTTTTAAATCGTTCTATTGATAATGGGGGAACTGCTGTTACGGGTTATGTCGCAGTAGATACAGGAGCGTCATTAATAGGTTTTGCAAAAAATTTGGCAGGAAATGCGTGGACAACATCTGGAACAAAAACAATAAACGGTCAATTTTTTTATGAAACAGAATAAAGGAGATAAATGAAAAAACTAATCATAACAACACTATTCTTACTAACAATATCACTTAACTCCTATGCTACAGACTTATCTTCCTTATATGGAAGCCCAGGAGCTACAGTAGAATTAGACAATCTTGGAACAGTAGCAATAAACACTGACCTTATATCAGATACAGACTCTACAGACGATTTAGGAAGTGCAGCTAAAGAATGGAAAGACCTCTACATAGACGGTACTGCTAATATAGATTCATTAGTTGCAGATACAGCAGATATAAACGCAGGAACATTTGACGGAGTAGTAGGTGGAACGACACCTGCTGCTGGAAGTTTTACAACTTTAGGTGCTACTGGTGGTGCAATTTTCAATGAAGATAGTACTGATGTAGATTTCAGAGTTGAGAGTGATACTAATGCAAATGCTTTATTTGTTCAAGGAAGTGATGGCAGAGTTGGGATAGGTACAGCAACTCCGTCTTTTATATTAGAAATGAAAGGAGATTCAGCTATCTCTTGGCCTGCAACATCAGGAACAACACAAACTGGTGGAATAGCAAGATTAGAAGGTGCTGATGTAGCTATGATAGATTTTGGTTCAAATGGAGGAAATGGACTTTGGATTCAATCTGGAAGGTCTGATAATCTAGCTTCACAGTTCTCATTAACTCTGAATAAGAATGGTGGTGATATTGGAATAGGTTTAGCCCCAACAGCAAGAAATAACACATCCCTACAAATATTGGATGGTATAGGTTTCCCTGCAACTCAAGTAGCCTCATCAGATGCAAATACTTTAGATGATTATGAGGAAGGAACTTGGACTCCTACATTAGCATTAGTGACGCCAGGAAATAGCTCACATTCTATCCAATTAGGTAGATACCAAAAAATAGGTAATAGAGTTTTTTTCCATGGCAATATAGGATTTGTAAAAGGAACTGGAACAGGGGTTCTTTCTCTTTCTGGGTTGCCATTTACGTCTGAAAATTTATCAAATCTATATTCAGCCGTTGCAACAGCTATTTTTGCAATAGGAAATACAGATGAAACATTCTGTGCTGTAAAGTCCCCAAACTCAACATCTATTCTTTTCACTATGCAACCAGAGAGTACGGCTGGTCATGGTGATGTAACAGATACTGATTTGGGAGCAACTATATATCTAAGAGTTTCAGGACAATATAATATATAAAAGGAGAAATATGAAAATACTATCAATCACAATCGGATTACTTTTAATCAAAGGAGAAAATAAATGTTAGAAAAACAAATAAAACTAAAACATGGAATATCAGAATTAGGGAATTTACAAGTCTATCCAATAATAGAAATACTTGAAGAAGATAAAGTAATAAGTTCCACACGAGGTCAAGCATATACATCTAAGAGCATTAAGAACATGGAAGGCTTTGACCAAAAAAGTAAAGATATAGTTTCAGTAATCACTCCCAAAGAAGTTAAAGATGCATTCCTTTTAGAAAATAAAATAAGAACAAACAATGGAATTGAGAAAATAATTACTCACGATCGCATAGTAGAAGAGTCTGGTTGTATAGCCGTTCGTAGAATAACTAGAATTTTTGATAATGGAAAAGAAATTGATAAGAAGTATCATCGCAGTTGGATAAACCCAGGGGATAATCCAGACAATAATGACATAATTTCAAAAGCATTAGCAATGGGATTACATACACCAAAAGTAATTGCGGATTATAACGAGAAGAACGCAAAAAGAGAAATCAGCAATAAATAACCGTCAGTATGGGAATGGGGTGTGCAATTTTTAAATATAGAGAGTAAATAATGGCAATAATATACGACCAGAGTAGTAATGCTTATGATGACAGCAACCTAAGCTATGACGGAACGTTAGGAAGTTCTAGTTCATCTAGTTCTTCTAGTTCCTCAAGCAGTTCTAGTAGTTCATTAAGCTCAAGCAGTTCTAGTTCCTCAAGTAGCTCTTTAAGTTCTATCAGTTCAAGTTCATCAAGTTCCTCTAGCAGTTCATTCAGCTCAAGCAGTTCTAGTTCATCAAGTAGCTCAAGCAGTTCATTAAGTTCAAGTAGCTCTAGTTCTTCTAGTTCCTCAAGCAGTTCATATAGCTCAAGTAGTTCCAGTTCATCAAGTAGCTCATTCAGCTCAAGTAGCTCTAGTTCTTCAAGTAGCTCAAGTAGTTCTTTCAGCTCAAGTAGTTCAAGCTCATCAAGTAGCTCAAGTAGTTCATTAAGTTCTAGTAGCTCTAGTTCTTCTAGTTCCTCAAGTAGCTCATTTAGCTCAAGTAGCTCAAGCAGTTCATCAAGTTCTTCTTTTAGCTCTAGCTCATCAAGTTCATCAAGTAGCTCAAGTAGTTCTTTCAGCTCAAGTAGCTCAAGTAGTTCTTCAAGTAGTTCCTTTAGTTCAAGTTCTTCTAGTTCTTCTAGTAGCTCTAGCAGTTCATTCAGCTCAAGTAGTTCAAGCTCATCAAGTAGCTCAAGCAGTTCATTAAGTTCAAGTAGCTCTAGTAGCTCATCAAGCAGTTCATTCAGTTCAAGTAGCTCTAGCTCATCAAGCAGTTCTAGTAGCTCAAGCAGCTCAAGTAGTTCCTTTAGCTCAAGTAGCTCTAGCTCATCAAGTAGTTCTAGTTCATCAAGCTCATCAAGCAGTTCATTCAGTTCAAGTTCTTCAAGTAGCTCATTCAGCTCAAGCAGTTCTTCCAGTTCATCAAGTAGTTCTTTCAGTTCTTCTAGTTCATCAAGTAGCTCAAGTAGTTCTTTAAGTTCTAGCAGTTCAAGCTCATCAAGTTCCTCAAGTAGTTCCTTTAGCTCTAGTAGCTCAAGCTCATCAAGCTCATCAAGTAGTTCTTTCAGCTCAAGCAGTTCTAGTTCATCTAGCAGTTCTAGTAGCTCAAGTAGTTCATATAGCTCAAGCTCATCAAGTAGCTCAAGCAGTTCTAGCAGTTCTAGCTCATCAAGCAGTTCTTTTAGTTCCTCAAGTAGCTCAAGCAGTTCATCAAGCAGTTCATTCAGTTCAAGTAGCTCAAGCAGTTCATCTAGCAGTTCTTTTAGTTCAAGTTCTTCTAGTTCCTCAAGTAGCTCAAGCAGTTCATCAAGCAGTTCAAGTAGTTCTTTCAGCTCAAGCAGTTCTAGTTCATCTAGCAGTTCTAGTAGCTCAAGTAGTTCATCTAGCAGTTCTAGTAGCTCAAGTAGTTCTAGTTCATCAAGTAGCTCAAGTAGCTCATATAGTTCTAGTAGTTCAAGTAGCTCAAGTAGCTCATTTAGTTCAAGTAGCTCAAGTAGTTCTAGTTCATCAAGTAGCTCATTTAGTTCAAGCAGTTCAAGCAGTTCTAGTTCTTCTAGTAGCTCATTCAGTTCAAGCAGTTCTAGTTCTTCTAGTAGCTCAAGTAGTTCTTTAAGTTCTAGCAGTTCAAGCTCATCGAGTAGTTCATTTAGCTCAAGTTCTTCCAGTTCATCAAGTAGTTCTAGTAGTTCAAATAGTTCTTTTAGTTCCTCAAGTAGCTCAAGTAGTTCCTTTAGCTCAAGTAGTTCTAGCTCATCAAGCAGTTCAAGCTCGTCTAGTTCATCAAGCAGTTCTTTCAGCTCAAGTAGTTCCAGTTCATCAAGTTCCTCTAGCAGTTCTTTCAGCTCTAGTAGCTCAAGCTCATCAAGTTCCTCTAGCAGTTCTTTCAGCTCAAGTAGTTCCAGTTCATCAAGTAGCTCTAGCAGTTCTTTCAGTTCAAGTAGTTCCAGTTCATCAAGTAGCTCTAGCAGTTCATTCAGCTCAAGTAGTTCTAGTTCATCAAGTAGCTCAAGCAGTTCTTTCAGCTCTAGTTCATCAAGCTCATCAAGCTCATCAAGTAGTTCTTTCAGCTCAAGTTCTTCTTCTTCGAGTTCATCAAGTAGCTCAAGCTCATCAAGCTCGTCTAGTAGTTCCTTTAGTTCAAGTTCATCAAGTAGCTCTAGTAGCTCAAGCTCATCAAGCTCATCAAGTAGTTCCAGTTCATCTAGTAGTTCTTTCAGTTCAAGTAGCTCAAGTAGTTCCAGTTCATCTAGCAGTTCATTCAGTTCAAGTAGCTCAAGCTCATCAAGTAGCTCTAGCTCATCTAGCAGTTCAAGCAGTTCAAGTAGTTCTAGTTCATCAAGCAGTTCATTCAGTTCAAGTAGCTCTAGCTCATCAAGTAGCTCTAGCTCATCTAGCAGTTCAAGCAGTTCAAGCTCATCAAGTAGTTCAAGTTCTTTTAGTTCTTCAAGTAGTTCAAGCAGTTCAAGTTCATTATCAAGCTCAAGTTCTTCTAGTTCATCAAGCTCGGCTTCATCATTACCATATCAAGTTGATTTTGTTAATAAAACATATGATTATGAATTTAAAGATGATACAAGCAATTATAAATTTGATAATAAAACATATAATTATAAATTTGATGAACAATAACAAGGAGATATAGTATGCCAAACAGAAAAAACTTATATTACGTTGCGGATGATGTAACATTCCGCGGATCATTCGAGATTGTTGGTGAAGCGCAAACACCGGACACTAATAGCGCCAAAGTTCAAATATGGAAGGTTGGTTCTACTACTGCAGTGTTAGCTGAAACAACAGCTACGATTGCCGGCACACAAATAAGATATAAATACACTCCATTGATAGTAGGATCATTTGCGTTATTTTTTTACGCAACATTTAATTCAGGGGCAGATAAACGTACAGGAACAATAGAATTTTTAGTAAAAAAGAAAGAGGCGCATTAATATGGTAAATCCAAAATCATTAGAAAATTTAAGATTCAATAAGGATAAGAAAGAAGGATATGGATATAGGTATTCTTTACCTCAAGAAAAGATTGATGAGTTGTTTAGCCATTTAGCTGAAGGTATTTCATTAAAACAAGCAGCTAAGAATACAAAGATATGTTTTGAAACTGCAAGGAAATACTTTAATAAAGGAGATAGCAAACGCGGAATAAAACCACTTCAATGGCGACTTACTATGTTTCAGGATAGAATATCAGAGAAATTTAATGTTTTGCTTGAGGAACGTAGGACAAAGATGCTGTACATTATTAGGGAAACATTAGATAATATAGAAGATAGAATAAAAGATAAAGAATGTAAATGTTGTAAAGGAGAAGGAACACAATTAAATGGTAAAACTGGTCAGAAGGATTTATGCCAAGCATGTAACGGTGAAGGAAAAATCACTAGCAAACTAATGGATAAAACAACAATGAAAGATTTTGAACGATTAGCTAGGTTAGAAGTATTTCTTTCTGGTGGAGTAACTCAAAAAACAGAAGAAAGAAAGATCTTAACTGCAGAGGAGATAATGCAAGATGCAAGTGATGATACATAATACAGAAAGAATTGATTGGAAAAAAGAAATTGCTACACGATCTCCAAAGGATGCAAAAAAGTGGCAGTTTAGTGAGTATAGGCGTTGTGTAGAAGATAAGGTTTATTGGTTTAATAATTATGTATGGACGATAGATACTCGTAAAACGCCATCGATTCTCCCATTTACTTTACGTGATTATCAAATTAAATTAATCAATCAGTTAGATAAGTATGAAGATGTATTTATTGATAAATGCAGAGATATGGGTATTTCTTGGTCAGTTATGGGGTGGGAATTACATCAAGTTTGTTACACTAAAGGATTTACCGCATTAAATATTTCTAGAAAAGAATCAGAAGTGCAAGATAACGGTAATACTTTTCATTCTTTGCATGGTAGGTTGGCATTTATGTATCAACGGCTTCCTCCGTTCATTAAACCAAAGGTACATAATCCTTTTTTAGTTTTTTCAGTTCCTTTAATGAATTCTGTTATAAAGGGTGAATCAGCTAATCCTAAAGCCGGAAGGGATACGCAATATAAATTTATATTAGTTGATGAAGCAGCTTTTGTTGATTGCTTAGATGAAATGTATAAAGGATTAAGGAATGCTACAAATACGTTATGCTTAAATTCTACACCTCCGAAAGAAAGTGTGAATAATAAATTTGCGGAAGTAAAAGATATGAAAAACTCTGGATTTGTTAAACTTGGTTTTGACTGGAATTTAAACCCAGACCATACACAAGGTTGGTATGATAAAAAAACTGCTTCTATGAGTGAACAGGAAATAGCACAAGAAATATTACGTCAGTACGATAAGGCTTTAACAAATCGTTCTTATCCAGAGTATGATAAGAAATTACATTTATTAAGTCATAAAGTATATCTTAATCCAAAATCAAAATTATATTGCTTTATGGATTTTGGTCTTGACGGTGAGCCATTTGTATTTGCACAAAAAGATTTTGAAGATAGATTATTTATAATCTATTATAAAATATATAGAGATAAGTTAACTACCGAATTATATCAAGAATTTAAAAAGTGTTTAGATGCTATTAGATATTCAGGAGAGATTAAGGATATAATATTTATAGGTGATAAGTCAGGAAACAAAAGAAATAGAGTTACCAAGACAAGTGTAATCAGCGATTGGAAAACAGTATCTAATAATCAAATATTAATTAAATCTAGAGAACTTTCTAATTATGAAAAGATGAAGTGTGTAAGAACTTGCCTTAAAAGATATATTAATGGACGACCACAATTTAATATATCAAATGAACCGACTTGCTTAAACTTTGCACAATGTATCAATGGGGTTACGCTTAATAAATCTAGGGAAGATCATATAGATAATAAATTTACTCATGCTGTTAATGCTGTTGAGTATGGAATAAATTATTTATTTCCTGTAACAAAAGCATCAGGCGTAGTTGTTAGTTTAGACCCCGGGGATGATATTAGAGATAATGAAGGGAATTTTGTTAGAAGAATTGGAAGAAATATGTTTAAAGGAACTTCTGTTTCCAGCGTTATTGGTGATAGAAGAATAGCAAGAAGGAGCCATATATTATGAAAAGAAAGAAAGATCAACCAGAACAAGATTCAAGTAATGTTATATTGAATTTTAAAGAACGTAAAAAAAGGTCAATAGAGTTACAGAGAAGAATAGCTGAATCATACCCAATGGTAGGGGGTACTGGTGAAGATGCTCAATGGCGTTCTTTGACATCTAATTCACTCAGGGATTTGAGCCTCCTTACACAGAATAGAATGCAGGATATTGCGTTCTATTTATATGATAGCAATCCTATGGCAGGCAGGATTATCGAGATTATAGAAGATTTTGTTATTGGTGACGGATTTACTTATTCAGTCAAAGATCCTAATGTAAAAGAAGTTATCGATAATTTTTGGAACGATCCGGATAATAACCTTGATGAAGAAATGAATGTTAATGTTGTTGAACTATATTTGTTTGGTGAGTTATGTTTACCGACTTGGGTTAATTCAGCTAACGGTGCAGTTAAGCTAGGGTATATAGATCCAAAGACAATTTTAAAAATTAGAAAAGATAGAAATAATCCAAAGATACAAAAATCATTAATATGGAAAAGATTAAGTGGTTCTTCTAAAGAACAAGAAATGAGTATAATAAATGTTGATAGAAATCTTAGGTCAAAAACATATGGGAAGTTAGTTGGAGATTGTTTTTACTTTACAATAAATAAAGTAAGTTCAGCAACGCGCGGTAGAAGTGTGTTATTAAGATTAGCTGATTGGCTAGATGGATATGATCAATTTCTTTTTACAAGGTTAGAAAGAGCATTCTTGTTGAATTCGTTTATTTGGGATGTTGCTTGTGAAGGAATGAATGAATCAGAGCTTCAAGAATTTGTAAAAAAATTAGCGCCGCCTAGACCTGGCTCTATAAGAGCTCATAATGAAAAAATCACCTGGAAGTCAGAAACACCTAAATTAGAATCAGCTGATGCATCAGGTGAAGCAGCCTTATTTAAGAACCAGATTTTAGGTGGTGCTGGATTCCCGGGGCATTGGTTTGCTGAAGGTGATAAAACTACACGTGCAACAGCTATGGAAATGTCGCTTCCTACTCTTAAAAATTTAAAGACTAAACAGAAAAAAATAAAGTTTCTAATTAAGCGGATGTTTGATTTTGTCATTGACCAAGCAATAATAGCTGGTGTATTAAAAGAGGGTGTTGATAAGACTTTTAAAGTTATTCCTTCTCCAATAGTTTCTAGAGATAGCAGCAAAGGAACTGCTGAAGCTATGTCAGGATTAATATCTGGATTGGTTCAAGCATCTGATAAAAAATGGGTTAGTGATAAGAAGGCTAAAACTATTATTAATGCAGTAATATCACAATTAGGTGTAGATGTAGATAGTGAGGCTGATGATAATGTAGATAGTGATGCTGATGATAATAAGAAAGAAGAAGAAAAAGGAGTAGCGACAAATGAAGAATAAAGGGTTTTTGATTGCTTTGTTAGAAGATTTCTCTTTAGATAAAATAGACATCGTTTCTAAAAACGATAACTTTATGGAAGGTGTAAAGCCTGCGTTTGGTTCTCCCGGTGGTAAATTTTTTGTTGCCGGGAAACTAATAAGATTGTTTCCAGAACATAAAAGATACGTTGAATCATTTATTGGTGGTGGATCTATATTGTTCAGAAAAAAGAGAAGTGAAGAAGAATTTATAAACGATAGAGATAGTGATATTGCTTCTTGTTTTAAGTTTATGAAAGACATAACAGAACAACAAGTTGAATCATTAAATAAGCTTGATTGGAAAACATCTAAAGATACATTTAATAAATTGCTTCCTGAGTGGAAAGAAAGTAGTCAGCATAACGACCCTGTTTATCAGTTCTATCGTTATGTTTATATCAAAGGAGCTTCAGATGCAGGTCAGATGAGTTCCTTTGATAATAGATCTGAAGGTGATGTTATGAAAGTAACTACACGAATGCTAAAGATAAAAGAACGTCTGCAAGACGTAACAATAGAAAATATGGATTACAGAGATTTTATTAAAAAATATGCGAACAAAGAATCTTTTACTTTTATGGATCCTCCTTATCCGTCAGCTAAGATGGATTGGAAGTGGTGTCCGACACAAAATGAATTTGAATCATTTACAAAAACTGTTCCGGGTAAGTGGATGGTTACGTATGAAGTTTGTGACGGTTGGAAAGAATCAAAGTATGATAGAAAGATACTTTCTCAATATAATATTGCTGCACCATCAGCAGGTCATATGGCTAGGAAATCAGAATTAATGGTTTCTAATTATCCAATAAAAGAGAACTCAACTTATTTAGAATCTGAAATAGATGATGATATAAAGGAATCAATAGTTGACTTTGTTGATAACCTAAGGTTATCGGAAGTACGTGGATTAGGATTAGGCGTTGGTGGTCCTAGACAAGGTGATGCTGGAACAGATGTTTGTGTTTGCCCTAAGTGTAAAGAAGAAATTAAACATAACAGAGGAACTCCTTGTAATGAAAGTAAATGTCCTAAGTGCGGAACACCAATGATAGGAAAAGTTGATAACAAAGAATCTTTAGTTGATGATTTAAAAGATATACTAAAGTTATATGCGGCTAAAAGAAGAGGTGATGATGTTGATAAAACATTCGAGCAGTTAAAGAGTTCATTTCGTGGTTGTGTATCTGACATCATAGAATCTGGTATTACTGATTTCCATCCAGAAAAGCTTTCTCCGTTTGCTTTAGAGTTGTTTGATAAATACACAGAGTATAAATATACTGTTGTGCAACCTGATAAATCTGAACAATCATTTAAAACATTAAAAGAATTAAAAGACAGCAATGTTGATTATCGCGGATATAAGTTTAATATAAAAATGAAAGAAGCAGAAAAGAAGATAGGTAACTTTACTTTTTATAATCAATGGTGGAGAAACAAAAATGATAAGATAGATAATTTTACTGTTTCTACTGATTTAGGAATAGATATTCATTTGTCTGAAAATAAAAGTTTGATCGAAGATGAATTCAAAGAATCAACTTTTTATATAAAACCTTCAGAATACTCTGTTAGGAAACTTTCAGAGGGAATATCATTTATGTTACCTCATAGTGATTTTAATATTACTGATATGCTTTCTTGGATTAAAGTAATAGATAGAGGAAATATATCTATTCTTGAAAGCACAGAGTTAGAGAAAATAATAGAGTTTTCTGGTAAAAAAATTAAAGGTATTTTTACAGCTAAGAGAGAAAATGAGAACTCAGACTTTTGGGTTTTGAAAAAATAAATCATTTTTTCCTTGACATTTATAAAAAATAAGACTATATTTTAAGTGTATAGGTTTTTAACAGTTTATTCACAGGAGGTAAAATGCCTTATCCAACTGAACACACCTGTCGGGTCGCAGAACCATTACCACAGAACTCTGGTATTTTTGCTCGTAAATCAATTGCTTCTGGTATAAGCATAGTAATGCAAAAATCTAAAGGAGATTCTAACTCTCCTATGAAGGTTCAATCTTATCGATTTGGAAAACACCAATTCACTCATACTGAAGCTAAAGAATGGTTAAAAAAACATAGTATAGAATATACTGCGTTTGAACCTGCTAGTAGCCCGGATAAGAAAGAAACAAGAGCTGACATTATCAATAGGATAACTAAAGAGTTATCAGGTGTGATAATTTAATGAAATATAATCATTTACATATTGCTTCATTCTTAGAAAGTAGTTCTTCTGGCGATAAGTGGAAAGTAATGGTGATCGAAGAAGGACTGTCGAAAAACGGCAAATACTATACAAAGGAAGCCCTCCAAAAATCTATTCCTTTATTTGAAAAATCAAAAGTTTGTTTTTATGAGTGGAAAGACAAGCATTTTGACCACATACCTTTATCCGTTGAAAAGATGTGTCCGGAAGGATTTCCTCTACAAACAGCCGGCTACCTTGATAATGTGAAGTTTGAAACAGTTAAGGTTGAAGGTAGAGAAGTCGCTGGTTTAACTGCATCTTTACACTTATTAGAAAAAAACTCAAGAGTTAAAGATTTGAAGCAAATGCTTACAAATGCTTGGAAAAAAGGATTAAAAAACCTACTTGGACTTTCCATAAATGCTGAGGGGCCGTCAAGCGTGCGTATGATGAATGGGCAACCGATAACAGTTGTCAATGGAATAAGTAAGGTTTTCAGTACCGATTTCGTGACTCAGCCTGCGGCGGGCGGCGGGTTACTAAAAATAATTGAAAGTTTCAATACAAAAGGAGGTATGGAACAGATGTTTAAGAAGATTATCGAATCGTTGAAAAGGTTTAATTCGAAGATATTAGAAAGCGTAGATATCGCTAATATCACAGAAGAAGAAGTAGTAAGTATTTTTGAATCATTAGCTAAAGAAGCTAAAGAGAAAAATTCAGACAAGGCTGATAACCTTGAAGAGATTGTCGGTAAAATGAAAGACAAGAAATATGAGGAAGCAGAAGCTTTACTTAATGCTATAACAAATGAACAAAAAATGTCAGATAATGATTTGCTTAATGCTGATGATAAAACATTAAGCCCCGGAGATTTAAAGAAAAAGAAAGCTTTGCTAAAAGTGGAACAAGATGCTGCTGCAAAAGAAGCAAAGAAACAAGAAGATTTAGAGAATAAAAATAAAGATTTAGAATCTAAATTAGATGCTATAAATAGCAAACTAGCTATTAGAGAATGCAAAGAGCTATTAGAAGTTGCTTTATCTGAAAGCAACTTGCCAGAAGTAATCAAACATAAAATTCGTAATTCCTTTAAAAACAAGGTGTTTAAAGAATCAGAGATAAAAGAATCTGTTAAAGCAGAGCGTGATACATTGGCAAAATTAGTTGAAAGCAAAGCAGTTATTGATTTTGGTGGTGATTTTGACGGCTCTTTTGTGAAAAGAGATCCTATCACCCGCGTTCAAGCATCTATGGATTTAATGTTAGGTTACAAACCTAGTGACGTAGATAAAGATAAGTACAAAGATATTGATGGTTTTAGATCATTAAAAGAAGCTTATGTTGCTTTTACTGATGATGCAGAAGTATCCGGAAGATTAGGACCTCGTGCATTGTCTAGATTAAGCGAATCAGTTGTTGATGATAACACTACATTTTCCTACGCTTTAGGTTATTCTATGCAAAGAAGAATGCTTCCTGAATATAGAGCAATACCTGAACTATGGAAAAAGATAGCAGTGTCAACACCTATCAAAGATTTTAAATTACAGGAAAGAATTCAATGGGGTGGTTTTGGAGTGCTTCCTACAGTGCAAGCAGCTAGAACAGTTGCCGGAACACCAATAGATAGTGCAACTCCTACATACCCTGAATTAGGGTTCCCTGGCGATACCGAGGCAACATACGCTGTGATGACTAAAGGTGGAGTAATCACAGTAACAAGAAGATCAATCATTGATGATGATTTGAAAGTATTGACAGGAATTCCTAAAAGAGTTGGGAAAGCAGCTGGATATACTTTGAATCAATTTGCGTTTGATTTAATGTTAGGGTATGGAGCTTCTGGAATCAATACTGCTACTATTTATGATAGTGCAGTTCTTTACATTGCATCTCATAAGAATTATCGCACAGGTGCATTAGGTTACGATAATCTTCAGGACTTGCTTAATGATATGTGGTATCAGTGTGAGTTAGGATATAAAACTGACGTGGCAACACAATTAGAAGCAGCTGCTACAACATTAGATGTTACTGCTGGAACTGGTCAGTATTTCAAAGCCGGAGATTATGCCTGGCTAGACGGAGAAATTGTTCGTGTAGATTCAGTATCTACTGATGCATTGACTATTGCAAGAGGAATGTTTGGAACAACTGATGCTCAGCATTTAGTTGCAGTTGATGTAAGAAAAGTTACTCAGTTCTTAGCATTAGAGAAACCTATCCTATGGGTACCTCGTGCTTTGAATGGTACTGCATTGGCATTACAGAAATCAGAAAAACATCCAGAGAATGCTGAAGGTGGAATTAATACACTGAGAAATCAGTTTGAAGTAGAACAAAGCCCATTCTTACGTGGTGATGAAAATAATTACTATATTTCATCTAAGATTTCTGACGTAGAAGGAATAGAAATAGGGTTTTTAAATGGTAAAGAAGAACCAGAAATTTTGGTTCAAGATCAACCTACTGTCGGAAACGTATTTACCTATGATACGATCCGCTACAAAGTTCGTCATGAATACGGCGGAGCAGTTGTTGATTTCAGAGCGTTTGCAGGGGCGATTGTAACTTAATAACCGAATTAATGGCGATGGTCGGGGGAGAAATCTCCCGACACAGCTGTTAGGTTGGAAAATACCTAATATTAAGGAGGATTTTTTAAATGAAATTCACAAGATATAAATATGGAGTAGCAAATGAAAGAGGTACTGTTCTCTCTAAAACAGCAGATTATACAATATTAGAAAATGATATTTTAAGATCCGGTCAGTTTTTTAAAGTTGATGGTCATAAGTTAACATTGCCTGCCGCTAGTGGAAATTTAAAAGGTACAAGTGTATATGTTTTTGGAAGTAGCGGTTCATCTAAAGTAGCTGTTGTTGCTGGTTTTGGTGGTGGTGGTGCTAGTTATGATACTGTAACCGTAGGAGCATATAATACTATAGAGTTTTGGTGTGACGGCAGTTATTGGTACGCATTATCTAATGCGGTTGGTGCTAGCTAAAATAAAGGAGGACAATTATGCCAAAACCTACCAGATATAAATATAGTGTCGCTAACCGTAGGGGTACAACCCTAAGTAAATCCGCAGATTACTCTCTGACAGAGAATGATGTTGAAAGAAGTGGATCTTTATTTGTTAAATTAACTTCAGGAAATACACTAACTTTACCTGCCGCTAGTGATAGTTTAAAAGGCGCTAGTGTTTATGTTAATACATCTGATCAAGGCATTGTATATGTTGCTGCCGGATTTGGTGGTGGGGGAGCTAGTTATGATACTGCTAATATAGGAAAGTATGAATCTGCTGAGTTTTGGTGTGACGGCAGTTATTGGTACGCATTAAATGTAACTGTAGCTGGAAATACTTCTAGTTCATCATCCAGTTCATCATCTTTTTCCAGTAGCTCATCAAGTTCATCAAGTAGCTCAAGTAGCTCATTAAGTTCATCAAGTAGTTCATTAAGCTCGAGTAGCTCAAGCTCAAGTAGCTCAAGTAGCTCAAGCTCAAGCTCAAGCTCATCAAACTCAAGTAGTTCTAGCTCATCTAGTTCGAGCTCAAGCGAATCTAGTTAAAAGTTAAACCTACCCTTGGCGGTAAACTCCGCCAAGGGTTACTAAAGGAGATAGATAATGGCATATCCCGCTTATAAATGCCCTTTTAAAAATAATGCCGGTGCAGGAATTGTTTGTGAGAATATTGCATGTGGATTGTTCAACGTTGTTGAAAATGACTGCAATTTTATTATGAATGAACGAAGAAAACATCAGCTAACTGGTAAAGTAGTTCCTAATACAAATACTTATTCTAGTTCGAGTTCTAGTTCTAGTTCGAGTTCATATAGCTCGAGTTCTTCTTCGTCGAGTTCTTCTTCGTCGAGTTCTTCTTCGTCGAGTTCTTCTTCGTCGAGTTCGAGTTCTTCTTAAGGGGGTATTGTGTCTTATACTAGAGAAGATTATTTAACACGATTAGAAACTGCACTACAGGATGATGCTGAAAAACTGCAACCTGATGATAAGTATCGTATTTTAACGCAATCTGTAGTAATCTTTTCTAAAGATAAACCAAACACTAAGATAAAAGAATCAACAGGAGATGGTTCTTCTTATGATTTTGCTCTTCCTAGCGATTGGGTAGAAGGTACTTCTTATATTATTGGACAGATTGAATATCCAGCTGATGATTATCAAAATCCTAGTTATCTTGAACAGATAGATTGGAAGTTCTTTAAAAAGAACGTTGAGAGTGTGATGACTACTTATATTCGCATTTTAAGTTTCATCCCTGCGAATGGTAAAATATTAAAATATGAATATGCGTTACCTCAAATATTAAATGAGGAAACTTGTACTATAAATGATAGTTATATAGAGGCAGTTACTAATCTAACTGCCGCTCTTTGTTTTTGGGCTCTCGCGGCTAAATTTGCACAAACTACTGATTCTACTATCGAAGCTGATGTTATTGATTATCAACGGAAATCTGATCTTTATGCATCCTTAGCAAAAGAGAAGATGTCAGTTTATAATTCATTAATGGGTCTAGGTATAGAATCTAAGAATTCAGGTGCGGCCTCTGCTGGGATTGCGGTTAAAGATCTTGACATGGAATACTCATGGAAAGAAGATATGTTAACACATCCTATTAGATGGCGATAATTCCCCAAGCAAAGAGATTTAGGAGAAGGCGGAGATAGATGAACATATGGTGATTTTTACATCTATCCTTCCGCTTTATTATGCATGTCATTAGCATTAATTAGAACACAAATAAAAACTAAGCTTGAAGCAATATCAGGTGTAGAAAATGTTTATGATTATAAACGTTTCTGTAGCGACCTTACTACATATAATACCTTGTTTGTTAAGGATTCTAAAGTAAACACTTGGGAAATAGAAAGGACTTCTTTTGAAAGGATTGGGCATGGGGGGTCAGGTGATGTTGAAGATGTAAATAATACTTTTATAATTAGTGGTTTCTATTCTTTTTATGATGAATTAGCCACAGAAAAAACATTTCAAGACCTTATTGAAACTATTTGTGCTAGTTTTATCAGTGATCCAACATTAGGCGGAACAGCAAATATCGTGCATATTCCTATTACCGGAGAGTTTTCAATGGTAATGTTAGGTGCAGTTTTATGTCATAAATGCGATATAACAATTAATATTGATGATAGAATTATTTAAAGGAGGGAAAGAAAATGGCTAAAATATCAAGAGTTGCTCAATTAGCAGGAAAAGTAGAAACTATTAGTGGAACAGCAGAAACATTAGCAGCAGCACAAGCTACAATACTGTCATATGAGCCAGTGTTAGATGCTGATTTTGAACAGTATAAAAGAAATCCTGTTGTGAAGCATATGTCTAGGTTTGCTTCTGAGCCTGGTGCAAGGAAAATGTCGCTTGCTTTTAAAGCTGAGTTAATGGGGCCAATATCCGGATCAAAAGGAACAACACTACCACTAACGCCGTTTCTTCGTTCTTGTGGATTGTCAGAAAGCCTTTCAGTTGGAACATCTAATATTTATGTTCCTGTATCAAGTAGTTTTGTTACCTGTACAGTAGCTAAATACTTAGATGGAATAAGAAAAACAATGTCAGGTTGTGCCGGTAATGTTAAATTTCAGTTTAAAGTTGGTGAACCTGTTTTTTGTGAATTTGCAATGGAAGGTAAATATTACGAACATAGCGATACTGCACTGTTAACTCCTACATACCCGGAACAAGTTCCTTTAATTTTTATGGGTGCAACTGTTACTATTGACAGTGATAGTTTAGTAATGGATACTTTAGAAATTGATATGCAGAATGAAGTTGTTATATCTCCTAGACCTCAAGATTCATCTGGTATTGATTATGCTAAAATAGTTGGTAGAAATCCACAAATGTCATTTGACCCTGAATTAGTTTCTATTGCTAGCCATGATTTTTATTCAAAGATACTTTCTCGTTCTACAATGGCTGTAGTGATTAATATGAATGATAGCAATGGAAATAATATTACTTTTTCATTGCCGGCAGTAAGGTACACAGGATTAAAAGAAGCTGATAGAAGTGGTATTGCGGCGTTAAGTGCTACTTGCGAAATTTGTAAGAATTCAGACGCGGGTAATGATGAGATAACAATTACTATGGGAACATCATCTAGTTCATCTAGCTCAAGTAGTTCAAATAGTTCAAGCAGTTCTAGTTCGTCAAGTTCTAGTAGTGAGAGTGCTTAAAAGGATATGAATGCCTAGTAGTTTTAAATGCAGAATAGATATTGATGTTTCTAATCCTGATTATAGTGATGCATCTATTCCATTAGGTCAAGTTGCTAGAAAAATTGCTGAAAGTTCAAGAAGGAATATACGCACACAAACTAGCATTAAAGGACACGCATTTAAAGGTTTATCAGTAAAAACAATTAAAGATAAAAGAAGAGAAGGAAGTGACTATCCTACAAGAGCATTGTATAGAAAAGGAATTATGTATCGTGCAATTCATGTTTATCAAAGAAGTAAAAATGCATTTGAAGTTGGTATAATTCCTAGAGGTAAACCAAAAAGAGATTTAGTAGGGTATATTCATCAGGAAATATACCCTATAATAAGAGCGTTTTTAGGATTTGATGCAAAATCTAGGCAATGGTCTAAAGAAAGATTTAGACGATGGATGAAAGAGAGAAAAGAAAAAGCTAAAAGAACTAAATCAACCTATAGTTATTAAAGGAGGGTGTCGTGGTAGATCCAATCAGTGTCGGAATGACAAAAGAATACACATTAGAAAAGGATAAAGTAAATCCTACAATTTGGTTAATAGGTCCATTAGACTCTATTATGAAATCAAAGTTTATTTCAAGCTTTGGTAAAATTGAGATAAAAGATGATAAACCAGTTTACGTTCAAGGAGATATTGATTATACACAAAATAATTTTACTATCTTAAAATATGGATTAAAAGGATTTAAAAACTTCAAGATCAATGGAAAAGAATTAGAGTTTAAAACAAAAAAAGAAAAAGTTTTCAATATTGAAATTGAAGTTGTTGCTGATGAAACTATGAGAGCAATTCCTTTATTTGTAATAAATGAATTAGCCGCAATAATTTGGGGTGAAAACGAGGTTGGTGAAGATTTAGAAAAAAACTAATATTGGCAGTTGAGGTGTCAAGCTTAGGCCTTAATTGCCACGATTGTAATGAACATCAAAAGAAATTTCGTGGGTGTAATGGCAAACCAATTCAGCCATATTTAATAGATGGTAAGCCAGCGGATAGGTGCATAGCAAAAATGCTACCACCAGAGGTAAAAACGTATATAAAATATTATGAATATTATAAAAAAGGATTGTTACCTTTCCCCGGTAGTGTTGCACAGCAACCAGCAAAACTATTAGATATATTCGACATTTTAGAATCAGCTGAGATAAAAGTAATGAACAGTAAACATAAGGTGTAATATGGCAGTAGGCGATCAAAATTTTACAGTTAGAGCAACATTTGTTGATAAAGCTTCTGGTAAAGTCATAAAAGCTAATGCAGCAATGATTAATTCCATGAAGAAGGTAGGAGTCCAATTTCAAAAAACTGGGGCTGAAACTGCTATGGCTTTAGATAAAATGGCGCAAGGACATGAAAAAGCAGGAAGGTTTTCAAGATTCCACAACGCTCAAATAGGTAAGCTAATAGGATCTATTGGTTCTATGCGTAACATAATACTTGTTTGGATGTTTGCTTTAGGACCATTAATCAATCTTTTTAAATCAGCTACCAAAGCTATGATGATACAAGAAGATGCTGTAAAGCGTCTTAGCTTTGCTATGGAAATCCAAGGTACTGCTTCTAAATTTATGCAAAATAATCTTAAAGAATTGTCTGCTGCTTTTCAAGAAACAACTAGATACGGTGATGAAGCAATATTGGAAGTAATGGAAAAATTAATTACTGTAGGCGGAGTTGTACCTTCTAAATTAAAAAGAGCAACCCAAGCTGTTGTAGATTTTGCAGCAGGGTCCGGAAGAAGCCTATCAGAAGCGGGTGAGCTAATAGCAAAAAGTGCTGTTGGATATACAATGCAAATATCTAGGTTGTTCGGAGTTACTATACCTAAAAGCATGTCTGTAGCCAAACAATTTGAAATGGTTCTTGGATTGATAGAAGGAAAGATGGCTGGAAGAGCTCAAAGAGATATAAAAAGTTATGCAGGTAGCGTAGCGCAGATGGCTAACGCTTGGAGTGATGCAAAAGAAGCTTTAGGTTTTTTTCTTAATAAAACATTTCATTTGCAGGCTGGTATGAAAATAATGAAAGATATGTTTGATACGTGGTCTGGTAAAAATGCTTCTACTGCAATGATGGTATTAGATAAAGAAATAAGCAAAGTTGATAAATCGTTACAAATTTTAATTAAAACTAGCAAGAATATAAGTGGGAAAAATTTCTTATTCATGAAACCTGATAATCTTACAAATAAGATTGCAGAGAAACAACAAGAAAGACTTGCTTTGATAACAAGAAAAACACAGTTAGAAATTCAATCATTTATGGATTCAATTAGACTTAAAGAACAAGGTAAAATAATAGAAGCAGAACAAGCTAAAATGGCAACACAAAAAGAATGGGCAGATACATATTCAATATTTCAAAGAACTCGAGCTGATTATCAAATAGAACAATTAAATCAAGAGTATGCTTTATACCTAAAAGTATTTGAAGATAATGCAGCTAGAAAATTAGAGATAGAGGAATGGTATCAAGCTAAAGTAACAAAATTACGAAAGCTTGCGTTAACAGATGCCAAAGATCAATACGATGCTATGGAAGTAATGACGAAATCATTTGCTGTTAATATGCGTAATTCTATGTCTGATGGTTTTTTTAAGGTTATCAAAGGAGATTTTGAATCATTAAAAGATGTATTAGTGTCATTTGGTGATGCAATGTTAAAAACTATTACAGATATTATTGCTAATTTAATAATAATGTCAATATGGCAAAAAGCAGCTGGGCTATTAGGATATTCAGGAGGGGTTGTTGGTGCCGTTATTAATGCAGGAACTGCACGCGCTCATTCTGGTGGGTATATTATGGATTCAAAAAATAGTTTTGGGTATCGAAAGAAGTTTCATTCTGGAGGAGAAGTTCCCGCAACATTACTTGAGGGTGAGGGTGTATTAAACCGAAGAGCAATGGGCAATTTAGGTGTAGATAATTTGAATAAGCTTAATCGCGGAGAAGGTTCCGGCGGCGGCGGCGGAGTAGTAAATAATTATTATATTCAAACTATTGATGAACGATCATTCAGAGAAAGGTTACAGCAGAACGGAGATATTTATGCAAATGCTTCCGGAAGAAGCATAATGGATAATCAATCATTAAGAGGAATTACACAAAAATATGGCTAATACTAATATACTAACATTAACACCTGAATTTGGTTTAAAAGAAACTATAAGTTTTAATACCAATATAAGTGATTCTGAAAGTGGCATAGAACAACGCGATGCTTTATGGGATCATGGATTAAGAGATTATAACCTTACTTGTAAATTCCTAACCCAAACAGCAATGAATGTAATTTGGGATTTTTATATTGCAAGGTTAGGCGCTTATGATTATTTTTTATTAAAAATTCTTACCGAGTATCAAATAACAGATGAAGCATTAGGGTCAGCTGATGGAGTAACAGCCGCTTTTTTACTTCATAATTTTCCTGTTGATGTTTCTGCAAATAGTTCTTGTACTGTTGGTGGCGTTGCTAATACAAACTACACTTTAAGCAATAATTTTACCACTGAAAAATCATATATAACATTCAATCCTATTCCGGCAAGTGGCGCGATATTACTTTCTTATGAATATTATTTTAAAGTTAGGTTTACTGATGATAAATTAACTAGAGAATTAGCCGCGTATCAGTTATTGCATTCCGGTATTAATTTAAAAGAGATTAGGTGGAGTTCTTATAATCCTCCTGAAGGAAACTTTAGTTCTTCTAGTTCTTCTAGTTCAATGAGTTCCAGCTCATCGTCTAGTTCAAGTAGATCTTCTTCAAGCTCATCTAGCTCAAGTTCTAGCTCATCTAGCTCAAGTTCTAGCTCATCTAGCTCATCGAGTTCATCTTCTCTTTCATCAAGTTCTTCGAGCTCATCAAGTTCAAGTAATTCTAGTTCATCATCAAGCAGTAGTGATTCTTCTAGTTCATCATCAAGTAGTAGCTCATTTAGTTCAAGCAGTTCTTTCAGCTCAAGTAGCTTTAGTTCATCAAGTAGCTCTAGCGGTTAAGGGGGTTTAAAATGTTGAGTTTATCTGCAACGTTAATAGCTATTAAGAATCAACTGCAACATAAGCCGGTAGAGATACATGACATTTATTTAGGTTCGCAAACTGCCGAAGATTCTAATACCCTTCATTTCATTAACTTCTATTTTCCATTATATTTTTTTAATTACCTTAGCCATACATCACAACAATATACTCCTGTAGGCGTGTCAAGAAGTGCAATGAAAAAAAGTACACATGGCGAGATAGAGCGTGTTGGATACCAAATAGATAATGTCACAAAAGCAATGTCTGTTTATGCAGCAGCTCATGATTTAAGAAATAAACGAATTGTTACAAGGCTAATATTCAGAGATCATTTAAGTTCTTACTTAGATGCTAAAATAGTTTTTGATGGCTTTATCCAGAATGTATCTTTTTCTAGAAAAAAAATGGCTGCAAACTGTACCCCCGTTTTAGGGTCATTAAGTTTTGAAACTGGGTGGCCCTACCAAATTGAATGTAATGCAAGATTTGGAGATAGCTATTGTCAAATAGATAAAGATGCAGTAGCTAATAAAGTAATAGGTGCAGTTACAGGCGGAACAACTACTACTATTATAGATACTGTTAATTTAGACCAAGCAGATGATTATTGGAACTGGGGTATAATTACATTTACTTCAGGAAACAATAATGGTTCATCGAGAAAGATATTAGATTTTGTTTCATCTACGCATACATTAACATTAGATTATGCTTTAGACGTTGCTCCAACTGCTACTGATGCATTTGCAGTATATCGTGGCTGTGATAAAACATTAAATTCTTGTGATACAATATTTTCTAATACTATTAATTATCATGGATTCCATACAATACCTTTAACAAAATGATAGATTTAAATAAACTTATTGGCATCCCTTTTAAATTAAATCATAAAGACTTTAAATTTTGTGATTGTAGAGGAATTGTTTATTTATATTATAAATATGTTAAGAACAAAGAGTTACCATTTACTGACGGAAAAAATATAATATTTAGAAATCAAAAAAAAGATAAGAATAGAATGGCATCTGTTTTAAATACTTTTGCTGATATAGTAGATATAAATGATATTGATGAAGGAGATATTGTTGTCATCGATAATCATAAACAAGTAGGATCATTAGGAGTATGCATTAATAATAAACAAATATTACATATGGACGGAGTTGTTGGATCGTGTCTTACTAGATTAAGATATTTAAAAGAATTTATATCATTAATATATAGACCAAATGATTAAAAAAATACTTTTACTATTTGCATTTTTTCAGTTTTTCATCGTTACATACGCTTATGCCGGAGTAGTAGGCGGCGCAATAGGAGCCGCAATTTGGTCGATAGGTGTTATGATAGTTGATTATGCATGGGTTCATCCTTTTATAACTGCTTTCACCGTAGCGTCTATTGCTTACTCATTAGCTTCTGGAAGTAAAGCAGATAAGTTAGGTGCATCAGGTTCAAAATATACATCGCGAAGTATAGAAAACACTTTTTCTAATGAAGGAATTGTTCCAATAATTTATGGAGGCCCAATACTCGTTGGAGGAAATATAATATGGCAGTCTGAACCCGGGACTACTGTACAAAGATTCATCGGTTTTTGTATAGGTGAAGTGAGTTCAGTAAGTAATATTATTATTGATGAAAAAGATATAGCAACTTTATCTGGATGTAGTTATACAGCATACACAGGAACTTCTACACAAACTGTTGATGCAAGAGGATCCGCAACAGTTAAAGGATTAAGAGATGTATGCTATGTTGCCGCAACAATAACTGCCGGAGATGATGTCAGTAGTAACCCAACATTAGGCGCTAAAATAACAGGAAAGAAAGTTGCTCTTTGGGATGCTGGAATACATCAATGGACTGCTTCTAAAGCATTTTCTAAAAATCCATCCGCTATAATTCGTGATTATATGGGCTTAAGTGTAGTGCTTGGTGGGTGTGGAGTTTCATCAAGCTTCATTGATGATGATAGCTTTGGTGATTTTTACGAGCACTGTGCTGAAGGTGTGAGCAATGGTTCTGGCGGAACAGAAGAAAGATATGAATTAACTATTGCTCTTGATACAAAACATTCAGCATTAGATAACTTAGCAAAAATGTTAATTACTTGCAATGCACAATTGATACGCAGTGGTGCAACTTATAAAATAGTATATGAAAAATCAGGTGAAACATCAGTAATGGCATTTACTGAGGATAATATAGATAACGATACATTTAATTATGGGTATGGAAAGTCAGACGAAATACATAATAAAATAGGAGTAGAATGGATATCTCCGTTAGAAATAAAGAACCCTAAAAGAATAGCATGGGCAGAAGATGAATTAGATCAGGACATAAGGGGAATACGAGAAAGCAAAATCGAAATGTATGGCATCATAAGACAATCTCAAGCATCTAGACAAGCAAATAAAATATTATATGAAGGTAAGTTAAATGATATTTGGTGTGAATTTGAATCTACGATTGAAGCAATGCATTGTGAGCAATATGATATTGTTTCAGTTACGCATTCAAGACCTAATTGGGATACTGCATTGTTTAGAATTATGAGTATAACTGAAGCGAATTTTGGGCGGGCTAAATATGTATGCAATGCATATAACAGTTCTGTATTAGATGATGGTTTTGGATCAACCTTCGATGATTGGGATTCTGGAAATCCTCCTAACCCATACGAAGCTGTTGTAGATGTTACTAATATTGCTTTATCGGAAACTGGATGGGTTAATGTTGATGGAACGTGGGTAGTTGTAGTTGACGTAAGTTGGACTGCGCCGGCAACAAATCGTGATTTATTAAACAATTATATTATTGAATTAGCAAAATCAGGAGGTAGTTATACTCAATACGGAATTGCAGATAAATCTGCTACTACATTTAGAATAAGTAGCGGATTAAATAGTGGTCAAACATATAATATTAAAGTTAAAACACAATCAGTAAAGAATATTATATCTACAGGTCGCATCTCAAATCCAATTACATTAGTTGGAAAATCTACTAATCCTTCTAATGTTTCTAGCTTCACTTCCTCTTGGGGTAAAAATTTAGAGTTATCTTGGGCAATTGTTACTGATTCTGATTTATCTGGATATGAAATAAGAGATGAAGATGCTAACTTTGGAACTGATGATGCACATTTAATATATCGTGGGTTAGCAAATAAAAAAGTTTTAATTCCTTCTAGCCGAGCTCCGGGTACATATTGGTTGAGATCAATAAATTCAAGCGGTAAGTATTCTATTACTTCAGCCCAAATAACTCCGGTAAATGCTGCCCCGGCGATCCCATTATCTTTAACTGCTGATATTGTTTTTAATATAGCACGTTTATGCTGGACTGATGATACCGCAACTGATATTGAATACTATGATGTATATTATTCTAAAACTAATGCTTGGGCTGGAGAAGAAAAATTATTTGGTAAAGTACCGGGGCGTAACTGCACAATACAAGGTGAAAGCTCACAGAATGGAATGTCAGATGATAATGGCGCGGCAAATACTGATTACGTTACTGATTTAGATTTAGCCGGTTGGGGGCCTGATTATTGGAAAGGAAGTTACATAGAAATAATATCTGGTACAGGAGTAGGTGAAGAATTAAAAGTATCAGCGTATGCTACAGCTACAGGTAAGTTTACTATGGATGATAATTGGGTAGCACCTCCTGATACAACTTCTAAGTTTTTTTTACATCCTGTTAGGTACTATAAAGTAAGAGGTGTTGATGGTTTTGGCGCAGGAAATTTTACATCAGCTGTAGAAGTAAAATATATAGAGTTTACAGAAGGTATGCTTGGCGATCAAATCATAACCGCGAGGAAAGTTTATGCCGGAGAAGTAATAACTTTATCAGCACAAATAAAAGATGCAATTATTCAAAATGCTCATATTATCGATTTGTCTGCTGATAAGATAACAGCAGGTAGCTTGACAATTACAGTTAATGTTGGTAGTGCTGGAAAAATAGTATTAGACGGTGCTAATGATGTAATAAAAGTATATGATGCATCAAGCATACTAAGAGTTGAGCTAGGCAAATTATCATGAACGAATTTGGATTAAAAGTATATGATTCATTAGGTTCAAACTACACTACAATTACTCCTAAAATATCTACCATTGTTAGCTCTGGAAGAATAACAATGCCTAATACTTTAAATGTTGATAACACTTACGGTGTTGTTATAGACTTGCCCGGAACTAGTGCGATTCCTAAAGAAGATATTACTGTTTTAATTGCTCCTATTGAACATACATATAAGATAACTAATATTTTATATTCTTCACAAAATATTGGCTATATGGATTCTGCTATGTCTTATTATAAGCACGCAAAGGCAACAGGAGTTATGACTTCTTGGACTGCTGGAAATTTGACTCCATCAACTGCAACTACTTATGATGGGTTTGCTGGAATATTCCCTGTTAGCTTTTGGGATATTAAAGGTGGAACAACTTTTACATCTGTATTATTATTCGCGGCAACATGTTATTTAGCTTACGATGCTAGCGCAAGTGAGTTTATAAAAGTTTATTCGATCGGAGATAAAGGAGTAAATAAAATAGAATATGTAGTAACTATTAAGAATCATAATTATGAGTAATTACGGATTAAAAATATTTGATACTATAGGAAACAGCAGTTTAATTGTTCCAAATATTGCTCAAATAATATCTTCTGGAACAATAACATTGCCTAATGCTTTAAATGGTGACGGTACTTATGGTGTAGACATTGATCTACCCGGAGATTATGATATTGATAATACTGACCTTGGTATGATTGTGCAAATAAGAGATTTTGATTATCGACTTTCTGTACATGAGTTTACATATCCAACTAATAATTCTTTGAAAGTATTCTATGGTGACGATAGCTATACTTACTATGATAAAGATGTAAATACAGGGGTAATGACATCATGGACACCCGGAGATATGACAGCATCAGATATAACTAAGTGGAATCATTTAATACAAATATCATTACTGGCTGGTTGGGATAAGTTTGGAAGCACGTCAAAAGCAATGCGAATATTCGCCGCAGTGCATTATGGGTTTTTAAATATTGCCGGAGGTACTGCGGCTACTACAACATTTTATGGTAGAGATACTACACAAACTGTCAATGGTCAAGCAGGGTATATCTTATCTGAAACACAAGGTTCAACACTCCAAACATATACAATAACTAGCGATGCATCTTATAGACTTATTGCTGCTGTAACAACAAACTGTAGTATATATAGAATTTCTTATCCTAGTGGTGCAACATTATTAGGCAACAACGTTGCATCTGATACAAGTTTTGTAAGAGGTGGAGAAGGATCAGTAAGTGGAACTTGGGCTTGCCCTTTGACTAACTTAACTCCCGGTGATGCAGTTTGTATTGTTGTAAATGTATGGTGTTATTTTAGAGATAATGCGTGGCTATCAGGTGATAAGGCTTTTGCTATTGTTTTTATTACTACTGTTTCAGAAGATTGGTGTACATTAGAATCTAATACATGGACTGTTTACAGATATATAACTGCTATTGAAAGTACAGGAGCCGGCGGTAACTACGCTACTGTTACATTATCATGGGGAAATTCAACAAAAGAAATGAAAACTACAGGGATAAAATATAAACCATTAGTATATTCTGGAAAAGATGTAGCTACTATTGGAACAAATGGTGTTTCAGAAGTTGATTATATAATGTATATGAAAAAGTATAGAGGAGATTAATGGATTACGGTCTTAGAGTAAGCGATACATTAGGTCATTCAGTCATAATAACTCCTAATGTATCAAATATTATAAGCTCTGGAACTACAGCAATGCCGCAAGCACTGAATGGCGATACAACATACGGTGTTGATATTGATCTACCCGGCACTAGCTCATATAAATTAGAAGATATTGGAGTTCAAATAAGAGTAAGATATTTTACATATTCGTTCTCTGAAAAAATGATTGGTGATGATGCTGGAGGGTATGCTTTTTTTAGAAGTATATATACTACTAGCAAAACATACTATTCTCGTAATGATGCCACAGGTGCAATGACAGCATGGGTTCCTGAATTTTTTAAAGATACTTTATATAATATGTTTCCTATTGGTTTTTGGGATCCGTTAGGAGCCACTACATTTACATCGGTAAGGTTATTCGCGGCAACATGTTATTTATGTTATGATAATTCAACATCAACATACAAAAAAGTTTATACTATTGATGATGCAAAATTCATTGATTATGTAGTTTATCTTAAAAATTTACAAACAGAGGAGGTATAATGTTATTAGGTTACAATAAGAATGGAGATATCCAATTTATATTTACTGATGAAAAATATTTAGCAATGAAATATCCAAACAATACAGCAAAGATAAGTAATTTTTGGGGAACAGTAAAGCATGATCTAACAGAATTATTTGTGCCTATAAGCACTTTTATAGATTGGGATAATTATAAAAATTATAGAATTGTAAATAGTGTTATTGTAAAAAAAACTAAAGAAGAAATAAACAAAAATAATATTAAAAAAAACATCATGAAAAGAGAAATCATTAAAAAAAAAATTGGAGGGATGAAAAATGGGAGCTTAACAAATAAAGTACCAAAAAAAATAGCAGGAGAAATACCATGGAAAACGGAAATGGAAAACAAGTCACTAGAAGGAATGATGTAGGAAATAAAATATTAACGGCTGTAATATCAGCTATGGTAATTGCAATAATGGGAATGACTATCTCAGTTGCAAGCCAAGCAACTGCAAAAGCTAACGCTAATTGTATATCATTAAAAGCATTAGAGATCGCCCAACAATTTGTTAAAGAATATACTTATACAGCTATTGACGAAATTAAAAGTGATATTAAAGAAATAAAACGAGCAGTAGTAAAATAAAAAGATGTCTAAAAACAAAATGGATATATTTGAGGAAATCTTCTTATTTTTAATCGATGTACCTTCTATACGTTGGAAACTAAAAAAAATAATAGATTCCAAAGATACTGTAGATTTTGCTTCGTTAAATGTAAGTTTAAATAAATTAGAATTAGAAATAATACGAAGAAAAAAGGAGGCTCGAGATGAATAAGACAGTTGCTAAAGTAGTAGTTTTACTGGCATTAGTAATATGTGTCATAATATTTTTCAAGACGATTTTTTTTGGCGTTGTAGTAGGTGCTTTAGCGTCAATAGTTTATTTTTCTTTAACAGGAAGTACATTAAACTGGAAGAAGAAATAGAATGGAAAAACCTGCAAACGGAAAATTCAGCCTTAAATACTTTTTGTTTGGTAAAGGATTACCGGACTGGATATCTGCATGGGGGAGTGGGTGGCGTATAGTAATGACACTTACTATATTATTCTTTATAGTAATTACTATATATAGGGCATTTTTTAAGAAAGATCAAACTCAATCTCAACACTTGAATGTCTGGCCTCTAAGTTTCTCAACAGTAACATATACTCCGCAACAATCTCAAAAACAAGTAGGGAAAAAACGCGCTTGGTGGTTACCAACATTCTTCGCGGAAGGGTATGGCTTTTCAGAAACTTCTAATAATGCTACTTCTAGAACTGGTATCGGAGCTAGAATCGGTGGGCGATTTGAATTATAAAGTATTATATGCCTAAATCAAACAGAAATGGCGTATTTTGCCACGTTAAAATTTAGGCATATAATTTCTTTGATTCATTGCCTTATTAGCACCACGCTAATCCTTGTTAGAAAAAGTGACATTGTACGTGCATTATCGTAATAATATTTGCAATGTTGCTATAATTGCAAAACCTCTCCCTAATTCCTCTATCCATACAGAATATCTTAGCTTATATTTATTGACAATATAGTTTAAGCCTCCCATAAATACAGCTAAGATAACTGATCTGGCAATTAACATTAGCCAACAGCCTGTAATTATAGCGTAAGGGAAATAAGCTAATCCAATAAACAATCCATGTAAATAAAAATTATCCTCTGGATACATCCAATTTATTAATCTCGCCAACATATCTTTAATTGGATTCTTACTGTTATCATAATATGTTGTAAGACTTGCTCCCAACAAGCCGTAAGATATGAGATGGATATACCCAGGCACTTTTAGTTTAAGCACGAATAACACAGAGATGATTGCTACTAATGGAATGAGCCAATCTCTCATCCAAGATTTGAATGGTTTACCGTATCCACCCATTCTGTAAAATATTGCGCTGATACACGATAGAAAAAATGTCATTAATCACCTCCTCTTAGCTACTATTAATTAACTGGAGTAACTCTTATCTTAGTTTCTCCGGCTTCTTTGTTATTCAATACACCAACAAAAGAATTAAACTCTGCATATCCTTTTTGAATAATTAAATTACCTTGACCGTCTGAGCTAATGCTTGTTACGAATGGTCCGGCTGTTGAACACCCAACGATTGAAAATAAAATCACTGATAACACTATCATCATTATACCTTTATTCATATTTCCCTCCTTTTTTACATTCCACTATTTACATTCCATGTTTTTCTATTATAGCCTAAGTAGTTAGCATTGTTGTAAGGGTTGCCGTCATTAGACGTATCTCTGTAGTGACCACTAACATAAGTGCCGTTACTTCTTGAGTATCCGTTTATCCACTTAATTGCTGCAAAACAGTTACCCATAATCATCATCGAGATTAGAACCAACCAAATTATTTTCATGAACACCTCCTTATTATCTGTCATACTATTTAATGAAATTTATAGCCTCTTGTAAACCATTTCTAATTTTTTTCCTCTCAATCGGAGTATCTGCTTGTAAAAGATTGTACGCTATATTCTTCCGCATTTTACTTTTAACTATTCCGATCACCTCATCTTTTGTAGATATTTCCCCCAAGATACTGAGTAACTTCTTTTTCGTCATATCATCCTCCTTTTTTCACTCTACCACCTTCAATTTATAAACATTACCCTTTAACTCTGCTGTGATTATATCTCCTGTTTTGATTGATTCCTCTTTTGGTTTTATGAGGGTGTACCAGTGTTGCTGACCTATTATCCACCCAGTACTAGCATTCTTACGCAAAATAAAATAACCTACCCCATCATTAGAACTATCTATAGCTCCTAACACTTCTCTTATATCTCCATACTCATCCTCAACCTTATCATGTCTCCTAACAACATCATTATTCCTATCCACTCCACATTTAGCATAGGCTACTATTTTGGCGTTGACATTTTCTAAGTCTGCTTTTGACCAAGAAGCACCACTAAATTCAGTTTCTTCTGCTCTTTTCAATATTCCACAACAACTACCACAATTTATTCTTTCATTTCCAACATAATCCACTCTACGATAATAACCCTCATTCCCTTTCCACACACACCCAACCTCGAATTTCTGTTTGTTTGCTTCAAATGTTTTATTCACAACCCCTCCTTTTTAATTTATAACGCCAAGTTAATGTTTCTTGTTAAGAAAACCCCTTAAACCTTCTGACATTGTGCTATTATCATTAAATTCTTCTTCCACTTCTTCTTCCACTTCCGATAACCTTTCCCCAAAGTATGGGGTTTTAGCCAAGCCCTTTAAAACTATTTTATCAACTGGGATACATTCAATCTCTACCACCTCAAACAAGCACTCCTTAACTTCAACCCTTTCACCAACTTTCCATGGAATAAGTTTCCCCTTTACGTTAAGAATCTCTTTTTTTGTTAAATCATAAATGTGTCCATTATCACTGTTCATTATCTACCTCCTTTTTAATTTATACCAATAACGCCAAGTTAATAATAATGCTATTACTAGAGATATAATTAGTATCATTTGTTTATTTCCTCATAAAATATAATCTTTAATAAATCTTCTTTTGTATTCCATTGCTTACTGTATAATAACAACTTGAGATTATAAATATTCATCCAACTCCCTCCTAAGGTTGTTTCATCATATTCAAAAATTACTTTTATCTTCATACATCCCTCCTTATAATTAGTATCATATTAATAGTTCTGGGTTTTCATATATGTTTCCGATTATTCCGACTTCAGGCTCAATCCTAAATGTTATAAATTTACGACCAAAAGATGTCGGTTCATAAAACCCAAAACAAGCATAATCGTGATTCCATTCAATCTTCGAAACATTACGATATTCTTTAACCACATCCCCCTCATATATCTCCTTATCGTTTTTATCTTTTAATCCTGTGTATTGCATAAGTTCCCATTTATGATAATCATCTAATTCTTGATGACCAACAAATCTCCTGAAATCATAGTGGCTTCCATCATCAAATACAATCCCAGTTTGTACGTTGCAATACATTATCTTATCTACTTTATCCCAAGCTCTAAACTTTATCTCTCTCATACATCCCTCCTTATTTAAAGGTCGGTGGCAGGAATTTAACCTGCTTTGATGTGTGTCTTACTGGTGGTTCACACTCTTAACCATTTAAACCAATTCAGCGTTTCCCAAACGCCACACCGACCCATTATTTTCTTAATCCACAACCCTTTTTTCTTCTTCCTTTATCCTTCTAGTAGACAAGGCATTGTCAATCCAATATTTGTTATGAGCTGGGATTAACTTTTTATGTTTTTCTTTTAGTTTATACATTTAAATACCCTCCTTTTTTAATTCAGTTTGTTGAACAAGTTGCGTAATACCTTCTTGCAATTGCATATAGTCTTTACTCTTAATCGTCGTGCTTAACTTCATGTTTACTTGGCAAATGCCATCTCTTTCAAATAACTTAAATTCCCATTCATATAATTTCATTTTTGCTCCTTCCGCATATTGCGTATTTGCTCAAGAATAAACTTCTCGTGTTACACAAATTATTATCAATTTTTTTACATCTAACATCTTTCCCAGTTTCTTCACAATAGCTTATTAAAGACTTTCTCCCTTTAACCAATTTAGTCCTTCCATCTCGCTTGATTATCTTCTTGCATTTTGGGCATTTAAAATAACTCATTTCCTACACAAATTATTATCATTTCTTATTGATACCGCCAAACAAGCGTGGCATAGAGCATATTTATTGTAGCTGTTTAGTTGCTTTCCACACTTACAATGAGTTTGGTTTTTCCTTCTCAATAGGTTTATATCTTTTCTTCTAGCCATTAAAATAATCTCCTTTCTTGATCTATTCTTTTATTTGCAATCTTTATATAATTCGGATTTAATTCTATTCCGATAAATTTTCTACTAAATTTTTCTGCTACTACTCCTGTTGTTCCTGAGCCACAAAATATATCTAAAACAGTTCCTCCTATAGGACATCCAGCTTTAATCGGTGTTTCTATAAGTTCTTCAGGAAATACAGCAAAGTGAGCTTCTTTAAATGGCTTAGTTGTTATTTTCCATACTGTTCGTTTGTTGCGACCGGGTTTATTTATTAGATTTTTGAAACTTCTTCTTGTTTGAGCAGGGTCTTTAGATTTATTTCCCATATTTGCTTTCATAAAATCTTTAGTATTTTCTGTTTTTACTTCTTTTCCGAATCGACTATCGTTTATTGTAGTTTCTGACATTGGTTCATACTGAGTTTCAAATCGATACTTCTTATTCTTAACGAAGAAAAACATCTTCTCAAAATCTACTGTAAACCTATCTTTAATACTTGACGGCATACAGTTTGGCTTATACCAAATAATTTCATTCCGGAGTATCCACCCTCGATTGCACATTTCTATTGCAAAGCGAGAGGGAATTTGGCATAGGCATTTACTTGGTAAAAATACTTTACCTTTTTTAATTGAATAAGTATCTCCTAAATTAACCCAACAAGTACCATCTCTTTTTAATACTCTTTTAGCCTCATCAAATATTCCGCATAGCCTCATTACATATTCGTGGAATGTTGGTTCTAATCCTAATTGGAAATCTATTTTTTTCGCGCCGCAATCAGGGCAAATATTTTTCCACCTCGGCGCATCTGTTCCTTTTCTATTTCCGTCTTGTATCGGGCTTGATTTTAATGAGTAATCATACCTACTTTTTTTCTTTGCATTTGCATGAGTGCAGTTTTTATTGCCTCCTTTCCACGTAGCTGTTCCATAATCTCTTAATCCCCAATAAGGCGGAGATGTAATAATACAATTTATGCTTTCGCTTTTAAAAGTTCTTAATACTGTCAACGCATCGCCCTTAATTACCAAATTTACCTCCTTCGCTTATAATCTAAACACCAATTATGTTTGGTGTATTTAATAAATATCTTTTTCTTTTTGCAATAATATCTTTTGTTTGAGAATAGTTTTTTAAATAAAACATATGAGCTATATAAACAATCTTTACAATTATATTTACTAATCATTGACTACTGTTCCGTTAAACATCTCTACTATTTTTTTTACTAATTCATTCTGCATTGCTTTTCTATGAAGATATAGAGATTCAAACCTTCTTTTTTCTGTCGGAGATAAAGAATTCCATGAAGCTTCTAGAGGATCCTCAAACTTTGTTTGGAAATTATTTATTACATTTTTCCATTTCTTTTGGTCTGCTTTTAAATCACTCTCGTTTTCAGAGATATACTTTAATGCTTTAGAAAACCTTTCATATGCTTTTTTAAACTCCGCTATTTTATTCATTGTAATTTTTCCTTTCGTTTTACATAATATTCTTTGTTGTATTTTTTAATCATATCTTTTAAATTTGATTTTTTTGTTAGAGCATATGTTGCTTTAAAAACCATTAATTCTTTTTTCCGTTCTTTAAAAAATATTGTCATATGGGATTTTGCGCTTTCAAAAAACTTTCTTTGATGTTCTTCTAGCTTATGCTTATTTTGTTCATAGAATGCTACTTTACACGTCATATATGGCGCATTGGGTTCATTAGATAACGGAATAATAGCGTGCTTGGGTATCTGTTGAAATACATCAATAATATACTCAAATGATTCCGGCATAGTTTCATCTCTTACTTTAGAGATATGTTTTAAATATTTGTAAGCCTTATCTTTTATTCTTATCATTTTCATTTTACAATTCCTTTTTATTTGTTCAGCAATCGTTCCATGCTAGGTTTTTTTCTTTGTTCAAAATTTCCTTCAAATGTAGCATTTTTTTGATGTAACATTTTTGAGGGTAAAAATGCTGTTTTACCCTCAAATCAGCGATTTCCGCGTAACGCGTAACGGTTTAGCAAAACTGCATTTTCTTTTGGTATCAAACACTTATGTAAATTTCCTAAACCGTTATACCGTTACAATCCCGCACGAAATAACCGTTTTTTCATAAATATTGAACTTGAAAAAGGTGTTTTTAAGGGTAAGGATATATGGAAAAATAGTTTGTTCGTGCGGAAACGTAATGCTGTAACGGTTTAGCAAAATCAAAAAAACTATTGATTTTATTGAAAACGGAAAAAAATAAACCGTTATACCGTTACGCACCCCCAAAAATCTATGCTGAACGCTTTTAACCCTCAATTAACTCCTTTGAAACACTCTCATCATCCTCTACAGCTTCTACACTCTCACCCTCATTGTCGATCAATCCTTCAGGAGCATCTGCAACTTCTGGATTTATTATTGAACCAGTTATTGCATTATAAAATGTATCTTTATCACAAGGAAACTTACTATATATATCTTCTATCTTAGGTAGAAATCCTAATGTAGAACTTGACCACTCTAATCCTCGTCTAGATATTCTAAATTGTGAAGCTTTACCTCTACCGCCTGCACCTTTTTCAGAATACTCAATAAGATTTGCCCTCATTAAAACATACATCCATTTCTTAACCTTATCTACTTTCCAATCCATATATTCAGCAATATCTTTATATTTAAAAATAAACTCATTCTCATAACTTTCATCTTCTTCTGGCTTCCAATTATCACTCATTGTTTTAATTGCTTTCCAAAGCTGTTCTGCTGATGGGCCTATTTCATATATAGTATATGTCAATATAGATTCCGCTACTGTTTTAGCTACAAAATAATCTGCTAATGTAGAGATTAAATGTATTGTTCCGTCAGGTTGCTTTTTTTGTTCTCTATGGAATTGGTGTAGTATTGTCACTATTTCAATTAGCACTCTAAATCTTTCCCTATCTCTTCTTATTCTTACAGGTTTATCAGGGAACACAGAAAATACCTCTTTTGCGTATGGAATAATTATCTTGAAATCTGGATTAAGTAAACGTTGTATATTTTTCCAGAGATTTAATTCTTTTTCATCTAACTTAAATGTTTCTCCCATTGCCTTACGAATAGTTATATCACCTATTGCTTGTGTTAACTGTGGAGAATCATCACTAAATACTGAAAAGTTTCTAGTTTCATTTTCATCAAACATCTGCGCTTTGGTAGTTGTGATAAGAAATCCTACAGGTCCTTTAACTTTCTTTGTTATAGTTTCCATTTGACCAGAGTGTTGATCCTTAACAGGCATCATTAAAATTAAATCGCCTTCTGATTGCGCGGTTCTTATAGAATAATCAGCCGCTTCTGAGCCGGGAAGCTCATTGATAAATATAATTCTGTTTTGCATTCCGTCCTCGGGTAAATGGAAGAAAGCATTTTGCGTTGCTCTCGTAATGAAATGATAACCTTCTTCCGGTATAAGCCTTTGGATACATTGACACGAAAAAGATTTACCACTAGAAGCTTCACCTTTGACTGTTATTGATAATGGCTCTTTTGTTATTCTTGACGTATAACATAAATAAACCATTAGCCTCATTATTTCTTCTCCAACAACACCCATTTTATTTGTTAAAGAAATGACATTATATAAAACATTTTTATTCTCCGTAAGGAATTTTATTGCTTCATTCTTTTCACCTTCTGTCATTATATATAATTGCTTAGGTGCAGTTAATTTATCATGCTCTTCTTTTTCTAATTGCTTTTTAACTAGATCCTCTAATTTAATTAAATCAGAATCTATCTCGTCCTCTTGTGATGCTTTAACAAATCTTGCTCTATTAGATGCCATACTTAATTTAATAGAATCTTTAAATAATATTTTTCCTGATTTGCTTAATGTAAGAGATACTTTAAAATTTCCAGATTTCATAAATTCAAAGTTAGCTAATCTAAACTCATAATCTTTCTTTCTAAATACCATTATTTCTTTATCTCTAAAAATCATAGTAATGATGCCTTTATCTATTTGCTCTTTTCTCATCTGTGAGCTTGTTAGAGGGCAAGTTGTTTTATCACAATAATTTTGGATTATCGCATCATCACAACCATAGCTTTTATAACCACCTTTAAAGACAGAGTTTATTATTTTAATTAGAACTCTTTCAGGTAGAGGTGGTGTATTTCTCTCGTTCCAGCCTGCTATTAGAGTTTGAATATCATTCTCTGACATTCCTTTTTCTTTATAATTTATAGCTAATCTGAAACAGGCATTATCTCGATGACCTTTAGAAACTCCTTCTTTTATTTTATGTATGCAAGGTAACTCTTTGCTTGGGATATAATGTTTATTATCGGATCCTGTATCTAGCATTGTTACTTTTTTTCTTCCTAAACTTTTTCCAATAATAGTTATTTTTATTAGAGTAATATCTGTTTTTTTAATTTTAGAAAGGTCTTTAATATTATTTATAAATGTTTTATTATCATCATCTACAAAAATTGTTCTATCATTCCCGGCATCTCCACCGAACAAAGGGAGGTTAATGTAGTTTCCAAAAGGATGAGCTTCATTAACGCTGTCTTGCTTAGGAAAGATTTCGCAGATAATACCCATCTCACTCAATATATTTTCAAAAACTAATCTTGGCTTTATAGCTTCAATTTTTTCATTGAAGAAACACCAGATATGAAATCCTTTACTCTTACTTCTTTCAATATAAATATTTAATCTTAACTCTTCTAATTTTTGTTTTATTGCTAATGCTTTCTCGAAGTTATTCTCATCTAAATCTACTGCAATCCAATTAACAAACTCTTTATTGTAAATAGGATATATACCCATTCTTTGCATTCCGTCTATATGTTTTTTATATATTTCTAATGTTAGCTTTTCTTTTAGACAGAAATTATTTCGCCCATAGGCATCATCTCTTCCGGAAAAGAGTTCAGAAAATTGTTTAATGTCATTCATTTTATCTCCTAAATTATAATTATTAATAATACGCCGGCGCTAGATTGCTCTAACGCCGGTTGGAAAAGATGGATTACTCAGAGTTTTCTTCTGTCAACTCAACGTCAATGTCAGCTTTACGTCTATAAAGCGAATCAAACATCTTTTTTGCAGTATCATATTCTTCGTTTGTGCATCTCCTAACGAATTTAATAATAGGTACTGCATAAGTTCCTTTTGTTCCTTTTTCAATCTTTGAGGAAAGATTATATACTCTAGCAAACATATCTTCGCCAGAATACCTCGCCATTGAAAGGAATGTTTTCGCTGTTTTAATTGCTGTTTTCATCATCGACAATGAGAGTGGGAATTGTTGTAGTCTATCAACAAGTATGCAAGGAAAATTGTAAACCTGCGAGAATTTAGGTGGCTCTTTTCCTTCCCAAGCTGAACCGGGAACCTCTTCAACAGGTTTATCTAAAAATTGCTCATATTCCTCAATAGCCATTGTTACTTTAATGTTATCTCTAGACATCATTACAAGCCCGCGCTCAAGATCAAATTGAGCTCTGGTTTTAAACATGAACAAAGGAATTATTTCTAATTCATCACCAAACACTTCATCAGTTAAGTTATTAAATAACTCTCCCATTTTTGCGTTTCCATCAACGCATACTTGAGATAATCCTTGAGCAAGCCCAAGCCGAGCTATTTTAATATCTCCTTCGTCCATTGCCTCAAAACCTGCCGGAACGTGTGATTTGTCTGTTCCTCCTGATACTCTTAATTCGAGATTCTGTGATTCGTTAGATGTTACTTCATTCTTTTTTTCTTCACTCATCTTACCCTCCTTTTTACTTCATTAATGTTATGGCTAACTCTGGTTTAAAGAAATATTTAAATAGATCATCCGGAATTTGCTCTCCTTCTTTTAGTAGACCAGAGATAAAGGAAGATAAGGTTTTATTATGTATAGCTGACTTAATCATATCTGACCTGCCGCAATCCTCAGCAATCCACCTTAAAGCTTCTTCTTTTTTATCTTTGTCAACACTAACATAGAGCGTTTCTTTTCGGACAGCAGAACAATTCAAAGTATTGCTTTTAAATGACTTTAAATCTCTGTTCTCCATATACTCTATTAGAGCTAATTCCGCTTCTTGTTTCACCTTTTTTGCATCTGACAAGAGTACAGTAAATTCTTTTTCTCTTGTTCTAGCATCAAGGACTAACTGAAGTAACTCTGTTTCATTCATTCAACTCACCTCCTAAAACTATTCTTTTGATATTGTCCAGATTGCTTTTCCTTCTTGATTCTTGAGCGTAATCTCCCCTTTTGCATAACGCTTATCAGAAACATAACTAGCGTTAATTTTCCGCGATGCAGCTACTTTTGCGCTAAAGTTATCTCTTGCTGGTATTGGCAACGTTGTTGTCATATTCTCGTACGTAGCAGATAGAACATAGATTCTCATTTTTCCTCACCTCCTTTATTTTATTTTTTCATTCCACACTAATCTCATATCAAAACCTTGTTCCAAACAATATATTTTATGTTCTAAATTATCTTTCTTAATCTCAATTACTCTATAATTTTCATATGGCTTATGCATAGGAGCGCAACCTAAAATAAGCCACATGAAAACTACACTTAATAATAAACATACCAATATACACAAAAAAAGAAATAGCTTATCCATTATATTTCTCCTTTATTATTGTCATTATCTTATCAATAAACTCATTCAATGTTTCTTGTTTATCAATATATAATAATGATTCTCCACCGGCAATCATGAACGCTGTCATTTGATAACTTTGATATAAAGTTAATGCACCGTCAGCACTCTTGAATTCAATAGCGAATGGAACTCCTTTGATAACTAAGAAACCGTCAAATGGTTTTTTATTTCCGAGATTGAGTGTATCTGGTATTTTATACCAAAAGCAATTAGGGTCTGCTTTCGCTATCTTATCCTTAAACTTTTGATATAATTTTCTTTCACTCATAATCCATCTCTCATTTCTTCATCTTCGATCAACCCTCTTAACAATGCTAGATATACTCTTGCATCTTTAATCCTACTTTCAATTGGCTCTTCTGAAAAAGTTTGATTGTTTCTGATATAACTGCAAATAGAATCTAAATGTTTTTTGAGATATACCCATAATACTAACTTTGCATCTATGTTTAATTCTTTACCTAATCTTTTAAAATTATCTAATTTATCGCCTTGAGTATATTCTTTACCTTTTTCTGAGCTAACCTTGATCTCTTCTTCTACCATGTTTTTATATAATTTATGAAAATATTCTGCATCCATACTTACCTCCTTTTTTTACTTGCTATAAACTTTTTCATTGCTTCTCTAAAGTAAGGCAAAAAAGAATTATAACAATCATTGCACAAACCATGACTATTTAATGGAGTTGGTAAATTTTCCTCTTTCTTTCCACATTTACGGCACTTAGTTCCTTTATTCATTATTGCCCCTTTAACATGTTTAAACATGATTCTGATAGGTTCTGTTTGGTTTTTAATGCCTTATATATCACTTCATCAATAGAGTTCTTAGCAAGTAGTTGAAAGTATGTAGTATTATATTTTTGACCAATCCTGTGGCATCTGTCGCACGCTTGGACGTATTCCTCATAACTATAAGATAACGAATACCAAATAGAATAACTACACTGTTGGAGATTTAATCCATGCCCTCCTGATTTCGGATGAGCTATTAAGAAACGTTTTTTCCCTGCTTGAAAGTCTTGTATATTTTTAATCTTTTCTTTCTGAGGTATTGTGCCGTTTAATAATACAGCATCATCTCCTAATAAGAGCTTTAGCTCTGCTGATTCCCAATGGTATTGTATCCATATTATTATTTGTTTATTTTTAGGTATTGAGTTTATTGTTTCAGTTAATACTTTAATTTTTGAATCACTTACTTTAACAGGAATCCCATTTATATTTATTACGAATCCTCCTGTTATCTCTCTAAGCTTACATATCTTTGATAATTCATTAGCGGCTAGAGTAATACTATCTTTAAATTCTAAAACATTCTCTTTCTTCATTGATTCATATGCTTTCTCTTGCACCTTATCCATATAGACTAATCTAGTTTCAAATATTTGTTCTGGTAAATCTAATGCATCTTCTTTTTGTAAAGAGAATGCTTGTCTTGATATTCTATCCATTATTGCCTCTTTGGCTCCACTCATTGTGCGGTAAAGATAACCTCCGTAACCTGTTGAGTAAAAGAAACTATTTCTATATTTATAAAAATTATCACTAAGTAGCTCATCATTAACAAACGCCATTTGACCCCAATACTCTAATAAATTATTAGGCGCTGGAATACCGCTTAAACATATTCTATGTTTTATTTTATTTTTATAGTCAAGAATAGTTTTAGTTATCGCTGATGAGTGTGATTTTATTTTAGCGCTCTCATCTATTATTAAACAACTTATTTTGTTCTCAATAGACGGTTTCTTTATCTTTGATAGTTTTTTAAACCCTTCAAAATTTATAATATATACATCGTAATCATTGTTCCACTCTTTCAAATTATTCCATAGCACAATTGACCTGAGATTACTCCATTTATTTATTTCTGCTACCCATACACTCTCTAATGTAGATAAAGGCGCAATGATGATTGCCGGTAACTTCCAATGCTCTATTAGTTTTATAGCTGTTAATGTTTTGCCGAGCCCCGGATCCATAAACAAAGCGTAGCTATCAAACATAGCAGCAAGAGCAATAGCTTTCTTTTGATGCTGATAGCACATTGATAAATCAGTTTTACCTAACTTATCAATCAAGCAATCATTTATTTTTATTTTATTAGCGAGGTTAACTTTTTCGTGGTACTTTTGTTTCTCGTTGCGTAATTGTTGGTATATAATCTTAGTATCTAAATCGTATTGAATATTTAGATGCTCTATTATATCTATTAATTTTCTTTTTGGGAATACCCACGAAGAGGTTGCTTTATGAAACTTATATTCTCCGATTGATTTGACTAATTCTTTTTCTTCAAACAGGCATTTTACGATTGCCGAATCATTATTTACAGATACAAACATATGAAAACTCCTTGTTTATACCGTTACGAGTATTGCGAATCAAAGCAAATGATTTTTAATAGAATGTTATTGAAAATCCATTATAACATTGCTTTTTTTCGTGTCAAGGGCTTTTTTTTACAATACTCGTAACGGTATAACGGTTTAGGTTATTAACCAATATTCAATATTTCTGGATGTTCCATTGCGTTCCTAACAAGCAATCTTATTAGCGCTGACCGCGATGCTATCTCGGGAATTTTCTTCTTTACTTTCCTATCAAGGAATGTAATTTCGCTTTGAGTAAATCCCACCAATATATTAATTTTGCGGTCTTTTGCGCTCACTTTTTTTGTCATAATCCTCCTTTTATTAATCTTTGTCTTGGTTTCCTAATAGTGTGAAAGTAATTCCATTCTTTCTCATTTCTACGAGCAAAGTGTTAACTATTTTGTTCATAACATATTCATTAGCAAAAGGTCCGTGAGTATGTATATGCCCTGTCTTATTAATTACCACTACTAAATGCTCATCAGCATCATTTAACTCTGGAATGTCATTTTTGTTCTCGCAGTTAAATGGACATTTCATTTATCCCTCCAGTTTTTGCTGCTCTATCAGCTAAATGGATTAATTGTCTAGGTATCCAACTTATCTTGAAGTTTAATACTTGCTGTTTTAATTCCATAAACTCTAGATAGAGCAATTTTGTGTTTTTGTGTTTAATCCTCCAATATCCTTTTGCTTGATTGACAACAGTTTTGCTATCAGAAAAGATATACTTTTCAGCTTTTCTATCTTTTTTATTAGCAAACCTCATCCCTGCAATTAGCGCTGACCACTCTGCCTGCATACTTGTCTTGATGCCAATATCAGCACAATACCTATAATTAGGCAGAATGATTTTTGAGTTTCTAGAGCGATCCCAAGCTACAACTCCTATCGATGATGGTCCGGGATTACCTCTACTAGATCCGTCACAAAGAATTACTATCACTGTTTAGCTCCCTTTTATCATTTCTTTTGGCACTTTTGTTTTTGTAAGTCCTAACATTTCTTTAATAATTTCTCCCTTCTTTTCTTTCCAAGCTAAGCTACCTACTTTAAGTTTCAATTCTTTTGACAGTTTTTGCAAACCAGCTTTTGAGAATTTTTCGAGATATTCTTGAGTAATTCTGAATTTCTTACCGATATTAATACCGGCTTCTTCACCAAGATCCTCTAATTCTTTTGTTTCGTATTTACTCAATCTATCTAACACAACTTTTTCAACAATTTTAAGCAATTCATCGGTTTTTAATTTCAATAAGAAATTTTTAAACTCTTTTGTTCCTCTTACTTCGTAATTTGGTAAATCTTTCTTAAATCCAAGATAACCAGATATACTATTACTTGCTCCTGACTCCATATCAAAGAGTTGGTCAAGCAATATTCGATTAATTTGCACCACTTTAGCATTTACCTTGAGTTCAGATATAAAGAATTGTCGTTTAAATATATCCACTCTGTTTGCTTTCTGCCTCGCTTCATACTGAGCTGATGCATCTATTTCTTTATCACCTGTTTTGATTGACATTGCTTTACGCTCTACTGCTTTTGATTTCCGCATTGTTCGTTTGAAGCAATCTCTATTCAAGCAAACTTGTTTCTCTCTACCGGTTGGTCCGATAATAATAGCAAATGTTGGACAAGTTTTTATGCACTCTGTTTTGAATTGCTCTGCCGGAAATCCATTACCTTCATAACCAGAAAAATCAACGATGTCTTTTAATAACTCTGCATCCTTTGACCCATATTGAGGTTCGGTTTTCAATATTATTACTTTTTTGCCTTTTTTCTTGTACGCTTCCTCTTTTTCTTTTTGTACTTCTCTTATTTTCTTTGAGAAACAAAGATTATTCATACATTTTCCTTTAAGAGAATTACTCCTATCAAACAAATCATCGTATGTACTGCCATTAAATGAGCAAGTTTTACAATCTTTCTTGTTAAAGCAAGCAGTTTCTAATCTTTGCGAGTAGTTTTCTAATTCTCCTTCTGCTTTCACCGGAGAATATCGGTAGCGAATAATATCATTAGCTAAATGCTTTTGGTACTTAGCATCAGATAACCTTGTAAGCACGAATCCATGATCTGCGGAGATTTTACCTTCTTTAATCATTTTCTTTACTTCATCACATAAATCAAGGAGTGACAATATTCTCTTTACACGATACTCAGATTTACCAGTGATTACCATAATGTCTTTTGCTTTGTAGTTTTCTCCTAATGATTTGTATGCCAATGCCTCATCAATAGGGTTTAAATCTTTGCGCTGTAAATTTGCAACTAATTGATACTCAACTCTATCATTTTTTTCAGCATCAACAGATAACACAGGAATCTCTGTAAGACCTGCGTACTTTGCCGCGCTGAATCTCCTATGACCATCGAGTAAATCAATTTTACTTCCATTCTTCCTTACTAATAAAGGTTGAAGTATTCCTTTCTCTTTTAATGAGATAATCAAACTAGATAAACTTTCTTTCGTAATATCTTTTCTGATATTCTCTCCAACAATTATTTTGTCTATTGTTACCGTAGATAATTCCATACTAATCTCCTTGTGTTACTGTCATCTTGACAGCGAGTTCTTTCTTAAAATAATCTTTCTTCAAATAAATCCTCTTCGGGAACACGATTGGAGATAACTCCTTATTCTTAACTACAAATATATGATATTGTTGTGTAGTTTTGCCTGCGTATTCAAATTCTATCTCCACACTTTTACTCATACTCACCTCCTTTTTATTCATTCTTTATCATCTTCTTGTGGGAAAACTTGTGGTAAAAATGTTAAATCTTCAGGGCATGTAGCAGCTCCAGTATAGTCTCGGAATTTATTCCATAGATTATCACAATGATAAACAACAAAGATAAATTGTTTATTCCAAGATTTAATTCTACCTTGCTCTTTTTTAAAGCCACTATCATAAATAACCCAATTACCAATATTCACTTTTTTTAATTCAGCAATTTAAATCAACTCATCACCTCCTTTAAATTTTTTATATTACTTAGTATCTATTATCTTTTTTTGCTGATTCATATATTGAATAGCACAGTTTTTTAATTCTCTGATTAAATCTCCTATCAAAGATAAAGATTTCATAGAAACTTCCATTTTACCTAAGGTGTAATATTCTTTTGTAGTCATTACAACTGTAGTTATTTTTTTCCCATAATCATCAATAAGAGATACATTAATACTTACACTAGGAAGTGCATTCTTGCACTCAATGCTTATTCCAGTTATCTCTCCCTCAACAATGTTAATCGGCAACATTTTCATTTCCTTTTTTTTCATATTAACTCCTTCTTTAATATCTATATTTTTTAAACGCTTCATAATCACAATTGACACACATTTTAATATGGTGTGTTCCGAAAATTTTCTTTCCATGCTTTTGTATCCATTCTGCATTATGATTAGAGAGATGACAATAAATAGTCCAATCACCAATCTCTCCTGTTACTGCTACCCAACGAAGTTCTTTACCTGTTTTAGCTATAAATAAACCAGACTCATTATCAATAGCTGTTCCGGTTGCAAATATAAAATGCTTCTTTAGCTCTTTTAACTTCTTAACTGTTAACATTTCCTCACCTCCTTATACTCCACTTGCTAATTTTCTGAGTGATCTCCACTCTTTTTCTGACATCATTTTCAACCATTGTTCTCCGGTGTGGTTTAAATCTTTTTTTACTTGCTTTACTGCATCTTTTTTAGTATCAGCATTAAATATAAAAAATTTAAACTTTTTATTAACTACTTGTAAGACATAATACTCCATTTTCCTCCTTCTTTAATTAAAATCTTTCTGTTATTGTTAATTTATTTCCTTTAACTTCTAAATCACAATTAGAATATCCATTTCTATGAGCCCAATTTAATATAGCCTCTTCTTTAGATAAATTTGGATAAACCTTTTTAAATGCTTTTATCTCTTCTGCATCAAACTTTATTATTTGTTTGCTTTCCATAAAACTCCTTTGTTTACGTTACCATTTGAGCTATTTCCCAAAGTTTACTCATCTCTTTTTTATCTTGTTTTACATCTGCTTTAGCATTATCTAATAATCCACTTTCTTCAAAATCTCCGTAATATCCCCAACATCCACCTTTCTCATTTCCTAATTCATCCTCTATCATAAATCCATAAATGTTACCACTCAAGTAATCATTCCAAGTTTTAATCAAATCTAGAGCTAAACCTCTTGCTATCTTTTTTGTTTTAGCTTCTGTTTTATTAACAAACACTAATCCTAATTGGCTCACATCTCATCTCCGATCGGGAAAATTTCCTTCATTCTTTAGAGCTAAGCTAACTCCGCTATGAATGTATGCCTCTAGTCTGAAGATATAATATTCTTTAATATATTTCAGAGCTTCTTCGTCATTATCTCCATACTCGTCCACTCCTTCGTTGGCTATACATATTGCTAATTTTTTATTAACATTAGTATCTACATAAAAATCTCTATGATAGCCAACGAGAAATAATACTTCATCTCCGTTACTATCAGGACTTTCCGGGTCTTGGTCTTGATAAATATTTATTTTATAACCTTTATATTCTTTCTGTTCTACGATTTCCATCTCTACCTCCTTTATTATTTAGTGATTTTATATTTATACATATCTCGTTGAACTCCGCAAGGTTTAATATCCTCAAACCCTTTGTCATCAATATAAGTTTCAAATACTCTTCCATATTTATCTGTTATTTGCCCATTAACTATTTTTAAACCCATTTTCTCTTTCAATTGCTTTGTAACTCTTGTTTTCATTTTCCCTCCTTAATATAATGGAGTGCGTAGAGCCAAGGCACTTAGCCTCGCAGTATTGTTCCGCTCCCCAATATTTCGAGATTTACTTTTCTGGTAGAGTTGTAATAGTTGTAATAGTTTTTCTATCTGCTGAGAATGTATCTGAATAAGAGATATCATTATCAACTCTCAAGCGATAAGTTGTTCCTCTTTCCAATATCCTTATCTCTATAATCGTTGCATCTACCATAACTTTATCTCCAATCCCGATCTCTTTAATTTCTTCTGTTTCCATTAGTACCTCCTTTTTATACTTTAACTTTTGTTGAATATAACTCAGACATATCTTTTGAAACTTTCGCTCCGTCTGCCTCTACTTTCTCCCAATTTGGTTCTTTACTATCTGGATTTATATCCAATTCACAAACGAAGCAATGAGCGTAGTTTGGAGAATTCCATTCATTCCCATTCACTCCTTTTTCTTTAGTTTCTCCTTTTGCTCTACCCTGAACATAGATAGTAAGTGTTTTCTTCTCAACATCAATTGCATATACCCACTCTATAAATAGAGCATCTGCTGTTTTTTCATTCATTGTTCCGTCAGGAACTCCATCTCTCATAACGAAATCAGGAGTATGGCAATAGCAACTCTCTGGAAAGTTTGACCAACCTCCACGATGCCCCTTGATATAAATATCAACAAAAGATCGGAGAGCACGAGTTCCGTCATTTGAAACTCCAATTACTCCTTTGTTTAATATAAATTTTTTCATCAATATATCCCATATCTCTTTTCCTCTACAAGTAGGATAACCGTCAAAATGACAGTAAACTCCTTTGAATCCAGTTTTTGTTTTCTCCGCTATACAGCTTCTCGTTGACATTTCCCCTCCTTTTTTACTCTTTCCTTAATTTTTTACTAAAGCCAGAGCAGTATCATACGCTTTCATCTTTAATGTTGCGCCACTCCCGAGCCAAATATTCTGTAATCTATTAGAGGGATTGTTGTTTTTAATACCTCTAAAATGATCAACGTAACGAGTAACTGCGTTGTAAGCACTCCATAGTGTATCTTTACTCTCTGAATATTCTGGACGGTTGTGGAGATTCATTAAATCACCAATTTGGTTTTGTTTTCTCTGAGATATATCTAAATCGTCTTTGCCACAGATAAGAGATGTGAAATAAACCTCTGCTTGCTCATCCCTTACCTTCTCTCCTGCAAATGCTTTTAGCGATTCTTCAAAGTCAGAGTAGAAAGTTACTGCTATTCCTAATGCTCTTTGCGCTTCTCTTATTTTGCTGTTAATATTTCCTGTATGTCTAATGGAGATTCCGTCTTTAGTTCTGGACAGAGCAGCGGAAAGAGTATTTTGACATACTACTCTTACAGGAGTGAAGAACATCTTCAAAGCTGAACAGCCATCGTGTGAATTCGTGAGTAAAAGATATTTCTCCACAACATCCTTTTTCGTTACTTCGATAATATCTGGTAGCTCTGCAAGTATCCATATTCGCTCGCCCTTACCTAAAGCTCCGGCAGTATGATACATTGCAAATTTATCTCCAACTACTGAATCGAAGAAATCAAATGACTCTGTATTTTGCACAGGTTGATATGAGCTACCAACAATCCCAAGAGGTTGGTTTGTGTCAATTCTAACTGTTGCGAATTTATTCTCGATTTCTACTCGGTCCTCTGTATAAATCTTTTGGAGATTAACTTGATAATCCAACTTTGATGCCTCAATTGCCTCTTTCGCTGTTGCTGGATTATCGAGCTTTACTCCTAATCCGTGCCAAGGAACCGCTCCGGTGTAAAACATTCTGTTACCATTCTCATTTAAATTATGAGCCATATAAACCTCCTTTTAACTTTTAACTAAACTCTTTGTTGCGTTTTCACTATCTTTTCTCCCTAACTCGAAGCACCTTTCACAGTTGCAAGATAATTTTCCTGTTCCCTCCCACATAACCCAATCTCTGTAGTCAGTAGATGCTCCGATAAAAAAAGATACCTCTTCTTTTACCTTACCGCAGTAGTCGCAATATAATTTCTTCATTTTTCCTCACCTCCTTTTTAGAATAGATTTATGCTGAGATAACAAATAATACCTCTTTCTTATATCAGCACAGATAACTTGCTGAACTCTTTTACCTCGTCAGAGCCGGTATCTCCGGCTGACACCTGCGATTTCTCGCAGGTGTTTCGGCATCTCTTAGTTATGATAATCAACTACTACTGCCCACTTCTTACCAACTAATTGCTCTTCTGATAAATCAACCTCATCTTCCTCTATATCGCAGAAATGCTTGTACTCTTCTTCTGCAATCAACTCTTTAATTAAGTTGTCATACAATACTTTATCAATTATTTGAGCATCATCTTCCTCTCCGATAGGATTATACTTATCTCTCCAGAAAGGAATTACTCCTGTATAGTCTGGAAAGTATTTATTGAACATAGATGCAAATTGTTCTCTTCTCTGTTTTTCTGTATCTTCGGCGCTAGTATTCCAACCAAAATCTTTTTCAAACTCTTCAACGCAAGTTTTTAATTTTACTTTATCTAATCTCACCGATGATAAATCTCCTGACCATCTCCCACCTATAACAAACCAATCAGCCATTCCTGAAGCAAATCTCCCTTGCCCGCAGAAGCCATTCTCATCCAACCAACCTTGAACAAAATGCCTCGCTTCCTTGGAGTCATTTGCTTTTTCTTTATCCATAGTTACTATCATTCTATAATGCATCTCTTCCCTCCTTTTTGTTTACCATAACTCGTCTATATAATCAGGTTCTAAACCAAACCACTCTTGACATATTCCGAAAGGCATTTCTCCTTGAGATAACCTTTCATCAAAATCATCTTTCGCTTGGGAGATCAAATCATCAGCCTCTTGTTCACTGATTCCATCTCTTTTCATTATAACTTCTTTGATACTCACATTTACCCCCTTTTTGTTTTGAAGTAAAGAGCATATAACTGCTTTTTACTCATTTTGCCTAATCTCTTCTTGCTATATCCGCAAGCAAGAGATAAAGCATTTATCAACTCTGATTTGTATCGAGGAACCAAAAAATCTCTCATATCACCTCTTTTGTTTAATCACATCATAATTAAAGTCGAATGAGTGTAGTTGCACGTGGAGTTTATTTATCTCGTACTTTAAACTATGAATTTTTACTTTAATCAACTTTTGTTGCTCTACTTGGTTTTTTACAAGAACTGCTTGTTTCATTTCTTTACCTCTTATTCCTCTCTGTAAAATACTTGGTCTTTATACTCATACACTTTTGTCATATCCTTAACCCAATAAGGAGTTCCGAACGCTTTAATATTTTCCCAATGAGTTGCTCCAGAAGTAATATCTTTGTTCATACTCTCAAGCCACGCTTTTTCTGCGAGATCAAATACCCATTGAGGCTCGTTGCTGACGTGCTTCGCATTCTCTCCGTAAACTCCTTTCAATGTTCCGCGATTCCGTATTGCGCAAGCCACCGCAACCATTCCGATATAACCTTGATTACTCGCTTCACCAATGATTGCTCTTATTGCTCTTTGCTTATCAATATTCGCTGAATAACTCGAAGTGTGAAAGATAAGCAGAAAGATAAGAGCTAGTAAGCGTTTTTTGCTCTTGCTCATTTTTTCTCCTTATACTTTTGCTGATTTACATTGAGATAACCAAAATTCTTGTTTGCAACAAAATACTCCGTATCTCGTTTCCTCACTTGGATGAATCTCTCGGTTGCAGAAAGGGCAATAAAACTTATGTTCTATCAACTCTCTTAACGCTATAAACATTTTCCTCACCTCCTTTATTGTTTAAATAGCTCATCAGTATGTTATACATAGACGGCGGAGATAATCCGCCGTTTCGCTATTCAATCCCTATAACTCTCTGGAAATAACCACGCTAACATCTCATCATCCATCTTTCCTCCTTGGTTAATTATATCAACTCTTTGATTATATTTCTTAAAGCAGTATCAACGTGTTGGTCATAAGCGTAAGTATAAACTTCTCTAACAATAAAGTTGCTCAACCCTGCAAGATATAATAAATCCCAGCGTAATCTCTTCTCTTTATCTTTGCCAAGATTATTGTCGATATAATACTTCAACTCTTTTTCAACCGTTGTTTTGTTATGCACTAACACTTGAGATATATCCTTTTTCATTTTTTCGTAGTGGTTACTCTTAACCTTCATTAAACCTCCTTTTAGCTTCCGTATAATCCGTAAGAGTTTAAAAGCTGTATTGCTTGCATTGCAATTAAATTATTATTGCAATATACCTCAAGATGATCATCCAGCCTATATAATAGCTGAAATAACGTATTAACTTCTTCCTTCGTTATCCTCTTTACTTCTATGTTCTCTTTCTTCATAAACCTCCTTTGTTTAATCTATGCTGATATTCTTTGATACTTCGTTATTGTAATGAGGGGAGGGGAGAGGTATCGCGCTCCCGCATTACTTCAATGCTTCATTTAATCCTCTATTATATATAATATAATAATATATTTATAGTAAGTTACTTTACTATATATAGTATATATACAATAAGAGTGCAATTTTAAAAAAACGTTTGGTTTAAATATAACTTAAAACTCCTAATAACAGATATAATTGGAGATAATTGGAGTTAGCTCTTAGAATCTTTTCTGTTGCCTTGAAAGTAATAGCTTTTTTGTTGCCTTGAAAGTCTTTTCTGTTGCCTTGAAAGTCTAGCAGTGTATTTTTTTTTGGGATGCTTTTAAAAATTTTTAACTATTACTTTACGCCGAAACATTACTTTTTACTAAGCAACTTGCTTTGTAAACTATATTGTCCGCAACTCTGTCAACGCCGTTGATGCCTTGCAATGCAAGTTTAGCTTTGAAGTTTTTCTGCCAGTTTGGATTATTTACATCAATAGTGATATCGTTAATCCCTTCACGTTTTAAAGTTAAACTATTATCTGTCAACAAAAATTCTTGCTTGCGTTTGTTTAAACTTGCATCATTCTTGTAGTTAACGAAAGCTAAAATCTCCTTAGCGAAAGCTACTTTTTCGCGGATATCAACCATTGATAATTTGAATTCCGCTTTAAGTTTTGCGACGTCTGTTTTAGCTGTTTCAAGTATTGTTTTTGCCTCTTCAAGCTGTTTTTCCTTGTCGCTGTCGCTCAAGCAATCCCGATATTCAGTAGCAATGACTTGTTTCTGCTTCTGCATCTCCGCCTTTAATGCTTTTTGTTTTTCCTTTAGTAGCTTAGCATCCGCCAATAAATCTTGAATTGTTTTTTTAGCCATTTTGGTACCGCCTTATTATTGTTTGTAAAGCATCCCAAAAAAAATACACTAATTGTCAAGGAACTATATTGATACATCATTATCGCATATATATATATCTTGTCAATATATATTTTTTACCGCTGGGATTATATTACTTGACATAACTATATATGTATGCTATAAGATGAAAAGTTAGAAAAAAGATTATAAGAAATCCGCACCTCCTCTCCCCTATATAGCTTAGAACTCTCATTTCAGCACATCTAACATTCTCTCTCAACTAAAAATCGTTCGCACCTTATTGCCTTTTTTCCATTTCCCTACTTTTATATTTAGCTTAGACTTTGATTTCCCATAAAAAAGGTATAGCGAGAATTCCAAGCATTATAAAAAAAACAAAAAAACACTTGACTTAACATCAAATTTGGTATATATTTTGTGTATTGATAAAAGTGTAGACCTATGTGGCGATAAAAGCTAAAAGAAAATATAATGAATAAGATAAAAACAAATGAAAGCAAAAGTTCAGCCCTGAATAATTCAGGGTTTTTTTATTTTGTAAGCAAAAAGGAGGAAGTATGAATATAATTGAACCGTTAAATAAGCGGATAATAGTTGAGCCAGATGCAAAGGAAAGTGTATCGAAAGGTGGGATTTTCATACCGCAGACTGCCAGCCAGAAAGCACCAACGAAAGGTAGGGTCGTTTCAATAGCGAGTGACTGCGCTATAAAGATTCGGCTAAGCAAAGGGGATTTGGTTATTTTCCCGAAGTTCGCCGGCACAGAGATTATCGTGCCACCATTAGATATAGAAGGGAAAGATAAAGTATTACAGATTATAAAGGAAGAGGATATACTTGCCGTTATCAAACCAAGTTAAAAAGGAGAATAATGGACGATAAAAACGGTACATTAGGAAAAAAAAGAGAAGATCTAAGAGAAAGCCAAGTAGCAGCAATAAAATCAGCTGTTTTAGAAACATTGCATAAACTAGAAGATCTAGAGAAGGAAAAGCAAATTATACATGGCGCCATTAAGATATTGAAACACGACCTATTTGATTTGAAGGATGGGCGGTTGGACAGGATAGTCGAGCGTCACGAGATAGATGAGAGATCAAAGGAGTTGAGTGCAGTTTGTATTGAAAGGATTAAGGACCAAAAACCCTCAGCGCCTTGGTTTATCTTGTATGGGTTGAAAGGAAAGGCAGATAAAGGATCTACTGATGTAAATAACTCAATTACTAAAACTCATGCTTCTGGAAGTTATAAGTTATCTGATGGAAGCATCAAATATCTATGACAAATGGTAAAAAAACAGATTAAGATAGACGTCGATGAAGGATCTGATACATTCGGGATGTTCGTGGTGTTGGAAGGAATATTTTATGTTACCCACCACAAATGTGATTTCAAGAATAACGTCCTTATTAGCAAGGATAATAGGGTGAGAATAGCTAAATCGATGCTAAATGGTTTGGAAAAGACACTAGATACAGGGTTAAGAGTAGAACAGCTAACTTATAGCAAAAGGAAATGATAAAATGATTAAATATAATGTTGATTACTATTACAATCTTTTGAAGATTCATACGTGTACAGCAAAGGAAATTAATGACTTGCGGTGGAATTTTGTCGCAAAATATACAATGATTGATAAAATCGCTAGACAATATGCAACAGTTCTTGATTATGGGTGCGGTCCGGGCTGGTTTGCTGCATTTAAGCCTGACTACATTAGGCAGAATAACATTGATACTTTCGATATTATGCCTGTTCCGCAGACAGGGATAAGAAGGATTCAGTATAGCGTTGTAACGCTTTGGGATGTGCTGGAACATATTGCGGATTTTACTGATATTGAGAATGTGATTAATCGGACAAATTTTGTTGCGATGACTATTCCGATTAAACCTGATAGCATAAGGTGGAATTCGTGGAAACACTTTAAGCCGGGCGAGCATCTCCATTATTATACAGTTGATTTACTAAAAGCATTGTTTAGATTGTATGGTTTTTCATTAAAAATTGATGAAATGATTGAATGTCCTCCAAGAAGCGATGTGCATTCATTGATTTTCGAGAAATCTGATTGGGTTACTACAACGACGAGGAATAATGGATAAAGAGAAAGTAGTCTTAGTAAACGATTTATCCCCGGGCGATATTTTAATAATGTCAGTGGCGATCCGGTCATTGTATAAAGCTTACCCTAATAAGTATATGATTGACGTTCGTTCGCCATGCAATGAGATATTCAATAATAATCCTTATATTCAAAAAATACCGATAAGTAATAATGCTAAAGTCAATGAGGCTATCGAGAAATTAAAGAAAAATGACAACCTTCCTCCGATATTGGTGGAAGATACTAAATATATTATATCCCACTACCCTCTTATCCATATTTCTGGCATGTCAGGGCTTCCTTTTGCTGATGGGCATCGAATGTTTTTGGCGCAGAAGCTAGGGATTGAAATACCGCGAACAGGTATGAAGCCAGATATTTTCTTTTCAAACGAGGAATTGGCACTACCTAGGCAGATAAAAGGCAAATATTGGCTGATAAATGCTGGAATCAAGAATGACTACACCTTAAAATACTATCCTTACTATCAAGAAGTGGTAAATCTGCTAAAAGATAAGATTCAAGTCGTTCAAGTTGGACATACAGCTCACAACCACCCACTATTGGACAATGTATTGGATTTAAGGGGGAAAACTAACCTAAGGCAACTGTTTCTACTGTCTAAGTACGCAGAAGGGGCTATATGCCCAGTTTCGTTGCAAATGGTTATAATGGCATCGTTAAGTAAGCCTTGCGTAGTGGTTGCCGGCGCCAGAGAGGGGGTTAGGTGGCAATTAAATCCAGATCATCGCTTCCTATATACTAATGGCGCAATTAAATGTGCAAAGTATGACGGCTGTTGGCGGTCAAAGATAGAAGAATGCACGTTCAAATCTTCTGAAGGTAATCCAATGTGCATGGAATTAATTCGCCCGGAGGACATCGCGCGAGCGGTAGAGTTGTATTACTTAGGTGGAGTGTTGAAGTATGAGAAAGAAAACCCGGTTATTCTTAACCAAAAAGAAGGAGTAAATAAAATGGATAAAGTGACTCTTAACGCTATTGTTCCTGAGAATACTGGTGATAACACTGCAGTTCCAAATATATTAAACGCTGATAATAGCAATTTAAACAAAGATATTATAGATGTTAATAAAATAACCGTTTCTGAATCTTTTCCTGTCGGTATTAATTCTCCACAAGCAACATCTTCGATATTTAATATATTAAGGATATTAAAGAAGTTAAATGATAGCGATACATTTCTCGAGGCGTATCACTGGCATTTGAATAAGCGTAAAGATACATTTATGGATACGTATCATTTTATGCAGTGGGTTGGTGCTAATGTAAGACCTAAACGAATATTAGAGATAGGAACACGCACTGGTATATCAATTTGCCAATTATTATCAGCCTATACTAATTATGATAGTTTAGAAGAAATAATACTTTGTGATTTGTTTAATGATGGATTAGCAACGCCTCAAGGCGTTTTAAATGCTTTGAACTATTTGAATATTCCAACTGATAAAGTTAAATTCATTGTTGGCAGTTCATTAGATGAAATACCTAAATTTATTGGAAAGCAAACTTTCGATTATATTCTTGTTGATGGAAATCATGATAAAGATTATGCAAGAAAAGATTTAATTAATGCAGTTCAATTAATAGAAAAAGGCGGTTACATTGTCTTTGATGATATAACACCTGACGGCTGTTCACTCCAAGATGTATGGGATGAGTTTAAAACAAATAACAATGCCTCTTTTAATTTCATGGAGAATCATGACGGTAAAGGATTAGGCGTAGCTAAAAAAATATGAAAATATTAATTACTGGCGGAGCAGGTCTTGTTGGAAGTCATTGTGCGGAACATTTTGCTAATAAAGGAGATTCTGTTGTTATCCTTGATAATTTAATGCGCTCTAAGTTATTTGGATATGATAAAGAGTCAGTTGAGTTTAATTGGAACTTTTTAGGTTCGTTTGATAATATTGAACGTATAAAAGGCGATGTTAGAAATGTTGAAGATGTAAACAACTCTATGAGTAAAGGTGTTGATGCAGTTATACATACCGCTGGCCAGCCGGGAGTTCCTAGTTCTACAAGAATGCCGATAGAAGATTTTCAGATAAACGCATTCGGCACTCTTAACGTTCTTGAGTGTTTGAGAAAAATAAATCCAAAAGCTACATTTTGTTATTGTTCTACCAATAAAGTTTATGGCGAGAATGTAGACACGATACCATTAGAAGAAGGAAGGACACGATATAATTATTTAGGTACTAAAGGAGTTAAAGAAACTCTGCCTGTTGATTTAACAGGACATACTCCGTATGGTGTCTCTAAATTAGTCGGAGATTTATATGCTCAGGAATATGCACATATTTATGGGATGCGAACTGGTGTATTTAGAATGTCTTGTATTTATGGGATTAGACAGTTTGGCTTTGAGGATCAAGGTTGGGTTGCTTGGTTTATAATTGCTAATTTATTAAAGAAAGAAATAACTATTTTTGGCGATGGTAAGCAAGTTAGAGATCTTCTTTATGTTACTGATTTAGTAGATGCTTTTGATAAATTTATATATAGCGATGTTAAGTCAGATGTTTTCAACATAGGTGGAGGTTCTGAGAATACGGAGTCTTTAAAGGAATTCATAACACACTTAGAATCTCTGACGAATAGATCTACACAATTGAAATATGCTGATTGGCGGCCGTCTGATCAAAAGGTATATATTACAGATATATCTAAGGTTAAAAAAATTCTTAATTGGGAGCCTAAGATTCATACACTTACAGGTATAAAAAAAGTTATAAATTGGATTGATAATAATAAGGAAATATTTATTTAAAATGCAACATCCTAAAGACATTGAATACTTTAAAGAATACCCAGCACCGCTAATGGAATTATTTCATTCAGCACATTTTACTAATATAAATGCGACTGATTCTTTTTTTGGCTGTATGCTTTATTTTTTAATTAGAGCATTCAGATGTCAGAAAGTTTTAGAGATAGGATCCGCAGAAGGTTATTCAGCATGGTATATGGCTAATGGTGTCAGAGATAATGCTATAAGGCATAACTTTAAAGACGTTATGTATTATGGAATAGATATTGTTAAGATAGGTGAAGTAGAAAAAATTTTAACTGACCATAATCTTCCGAATACTATGTTACCAATAGACACAATAACTTTGGGGAAAGAAGTGTTTGAAGATACTAAATTTGATTTAGTATTCCAAGACGGCTGTCATGAAGCAACTCATGTATTTCATGAGTTTAAAACTCTCTGGCCATTATTAAAAGGTAATGGTTTAGGCTATTGGATTATGCACGACACGCGAGGTCCGGCTGAAGAAGGTTATAAAAGGATTTTAGAATATATAAAACAAGAAAATATAGATATTCAACATATTAATTTGGATGAAGGTATTTATGGATTAGGTATGTTTAGAAAAATGGAAGGCTTTGATTATTCTAAGAAACTTTGGAATGACTAATATTAATGAGTAAAATGAAAAATAAAATTATAGGTTACGCATACGTAGTGGGAGATATAATTCATACAGGTCATTTATTACATCTTGAAAACTGTTCAAAATTATGTGATGCGCTTTTTGTAGGAGTATTATCGGAGAAGGCAGTAATGGAAAAGAAGCCTAGCCCAATAATGTCTTTAGCAGAACGCATTTACATTATAAACAGTTTGAAGTTTGTAACTTGTGCTATATGTCAGGATGACTATAGTCCTTTGGGGAATTGTAAGGCAACCAAGCCAGATATCTTATTTGAGTCAACTTCGCATTCAGAATATCCAGCTAATAACTTTATGAAATCGATTGGCGGTCGAGTTATTGTAATGCCTTACTTCAGTGAACAGAGTTCAACAAACATTAAGGAGAAGATAAATGCGGATAATAATAATGGCAATAGTTCTAATAATGGTTAATGGTTGCGCTGGGTTAGGTTTAAATAAAAAATGCACAGTAATACCAGACGAGATATGGATATCAGGAGATTTAGATCCAAATAATAATTACAACGCTGTTGAATATACCGGGGGGATAAAATGGAAATTAAAATAAAAGAAACTGAAACAAGGTCGGTAGTAAAAAGTGCAATTTGGCGTGTTGTAGGAGTGCTCGTACTTGGAGCCGTAACTTATTTTTATACTAGACAATGGGTACAAACATCTTGGATAACTTTTTTACATCATGGAGTGTTCTTTTTTGTATTCTGGGCACATGAGAGATTTTATTTACATACTGATTTTGTTGGTTTAAAGAGAAAAATTTTAAAGATGATTACATATGAGAGCATACTAGGTTTTCTAATCCTAGGTGTAATCACCTTAATAGTCACTGGGGATGTTCAGACTATGAATAAAATAACCATTACTTATATTCTAATCAAACATTTTCTTTATGTATTTAATGAGTTTATCTGGGATAAGATTAATTGGGGTAAAAAATGAAAAAATGGTCTTCGCACGACGCGTTGTATAAAGAAATGACCAGTAAGGAGAAATACGAAGGTCATCCTCAACGAATGAATTTTAAGAGGACTAATGAATATTTACAAGATTTAAGATTAGTCTTTGGAAAAGTAGGAATAAAATTCTTTTTATTCTGCGGAACATTAGTTGGGGCTATCCGCGATCATGATTTCCCTTGGCTAGACGATGATGCTGACGTTGGTGTTCTTTTCGAAGATGCAGATAAGTTTGTTGAAGCTGAGAAAATCTTTAAAGAAATGGGTTACTATACTTGTTTCGGTGAGACAATCGATGGTCGCAGAACATCTGGATACATTGCAAGAAAAGAGCATAGAGAGAAAATAGATTTTTATGTTCTTTTTTCTTTTGGCGGAGAACGTTGTTTTTACAGATTTGTTAAAGACGGATATGATTTGTATATACCATATCCTCAAAAATACTTTGACAATTTGAAAGAAATAGAATTTAAAGGAGAGAAGTATTTTGTGCCTAATCCGCCAGAAGAATTTTTAACATACCTCTGGGGCAATTGGAAAGTTCCGAGAGGCGGTCAATGGGGTCTTATCAGCCATAAAAAGGTTTTAAAAGAAGAATTCAAACATGAGGGGGCACGATGAAATACGCATTTACACTTTCTTGCACTGGTGGATATTTGTTCGGTATGATAAGTGCCATGAACGCTATGGCTCATTTTGGGGTAAGAGCTGATTGGGAAGTTGCTTATGCCAATATACCTTCAGAAATGAGAAATAAAATATCTTGCTCTTTTCCATTTAAAGTTAATTGGACGTTTATACCAGAATTGATCGAGGGAACAAATAAGATAGCTGATAGGCATTGGATCGCAACTTGGTTGATGACAAAGAAAGTTATTAATAATTATGACGCTATATGCCACACTCAAGCAGACCATATGCCTTTAAGCAATATGACAGCTCTTTTCAAAGCGGCTGCTGATGGCTGTCTTGTTTTAACAGAACATTTCAATTATTCTAACACTATAGAAGATTTATACGCAAGAAATTCTCCTGTTGTTGATAGAGGGCAGTGTTCGTTGACAGACCAATTCATTTTTGCAAATCCAACACATAAGAATATCTTTTCCACTGTTGCTGAGACAATGGATCAGAAGTTAGAGGGAGATAGAAACCATCCGGTTATAATTCTCAACAATGTTGTAAAGGCAGCTGTTCCTTTTGAAGAAGTGATTACTCTTGAGCGTCATATATGGGCGTTCCAAAAGAATCTTAATAATATACCTTTACGTAGAAGCGGAAATAATATCTTAACGAATAATGACGTTAGGCTTCGAGGGATCCACAACCGTTGGTGGCAGAAAGGAAGGGCTAATAGTGAGCTAAGGAATAATCCTGGAAAAGACATGTCAATCACAATAGCTAACTGGAATTTAATTCGTGACTATATGGCTGAGTTCAATGCAATGCGTCCAGAAATAGCAGTGGAGGATTATGAAAGAACTGTTTGGTAAAATAGAAACTCCTAGGTGGGAGGTTGTTGAGACTTTAATTAATAAATATGATCTTAGGAAAATAGCTGAGATAGGTATTTTCCATGCAGACATGGCATGCAAGGTGTTGCATGGTGCTAGGGTTACAACAATTAAACAATTTTAATATGTGGGAAATAAAAAGAAATCTAAAATTTGAGAAACTAACTGAAGGCTATAAATTATTCCCAATTCAGAATTTAATGCGTTGGGATTTGCTGACGTTATTGATACGACAATATAATTTAAAGCAAATAGCTGAAGTAGGAGTTTATCGAGGCGATACTGCAAAAAGAATATTGAGAGAACATCATTCTTTCTTTGATAAAGGAAACATGGGTAGCCCTTTACAATTTAAGCATTACTACATGATAGATCATTCACCTTCGAAACAATGCTTAGAACTTGCAAAAGAATATTCTGATATAAGCACTTTTCTTTGTGCTAAATCAATAAATGCCGTTAAAGATTTTCAAGATAATTCCCTGGACCTTGTTTTTGTTGATGCTTGTCATTGGTATAAAGATGCAAAAGAAGATATGGTGGCATGGCTTTCTAAAGTAAAAAAAGGTGGTTGGTTTGTTGGACATGATTTTTATTTAGATGGTGTTGATAAGTGGCATGAGGATGTTAGGAAAGCCGCTGACGAAGTATTAGGTTATCGTGATTATTATATTTTCCCTGACGTTGAGCCATGTGGTAGAGGTTGCATGTTTATGAAACGCATAATGTAAAAGGAGATAACAAATGGAAGAAGTAAATACAAACCCTGGAAAAGTTTTCTCAGTAGAATGTAACGAGCCTAGAAGTAAGTATGCGTATGTAGTTTGTGCAGATATACGATACCTTCCAGAAGTTGTTGCCGAATTGAATTCTTTAGATTATGTTGGCAATACTCAAGACGTTCATTTCTATGGTTCTAAAATTCCAATGATAGTTAAAGACCAATTCAAATTACTTAATTATAGAATTATTTTTCATGACATTAGTGAGGAAGAAATAAAAGAATCTCATGGTCTTAGTGAAGTTGTTTGTCGTAAGCGATATTGGTTTGCAAATAAGATAGGTAAACTTTATGATGCAATATGTGTTTTAGATGCTGATATGATATTCTGCCGAAACCCAATACATTACTTTACAATGGCAGCAAAGACTGGATTGGTATTATGTGCCGGTAAAGAGCAGAATAAAGTTTACGATGATCCGCACCATCAATTCAAAGGAGAATGGTTAATGCCGAAGGGTTATTATAATCCTGTTGATTTATGTAATTGTCCGCTGTTCGTTGATATGAAGATATGGGGTGAATGCTTAGCTAAAAGTTTTTCTATATTTATGGACGGTTTTGATGAAATGAAAGGCACTAATTTCAAAGCTCCAGATATGGACGCAATGAATTTATGTTTGTTAGAAGCTGGCTCAGCAGATAAGACAGTTGTCTTGGCAGGGATTCAATGGTTATCGACCAACGAGCAATTACTCAAGCCATATATTCGTGCCGTTAAAGATAGAGGATTAATAAAGACTGAGTGTGGAATCCCAATTTACTCTTATCATGGCCAATATTACCATAAAAAGTGGCGTAATTGCCAGATAGAGAATCGGCATGGCTGTGCTGCTAGATACTTAAAAGCTAATAAACATAAAGAAACTCAGGAACATATGGATAGTCAAGCTCAAGGTTCGATGAATTTACTTTATGAGAATTTCAAGAAAATGTTGAATTTTAGGATAAAGATACCTATAATAAACTATAGGCATCCCGAAAAGCCTTATGAGGAGTAATAATGCTGAGACTTAAAA